CATCCTCTACCTGGTCGTTGGTGTGGGGGACGCACAGGTAGAGGATGAGTCCGTCGTGGGTCTTGCGCTGGAACCGTGCGAGGCGGGCCGCTGGCGCGGACGGGTTGTCCACCATGTTGCGCATGCAGAAGTCGCATCGGTGGGGCCTCTTGGCCTTCTCGGCGTGGTACTTCGTCCAGACCGGCTTGGCGTGGCTGTTGCCCACCACGCGCTTCTTCGGCGGCTTGTCCTTCACGTCGAACAGCATCGGCTGCTCAGTCATCGTCGTCCTCGGTCAGAATGAGGTGGCGGGTGAAGTCGAGCAGGCCGATAACTCGGTGGCTCGGCATGTTCTCCTTGTAGCCGCCGGAGAGGTTGTAGCCGTAGTTGGTGCCGCCGGTGGAGCCGGAGTGGACGGCGGCGATGCACACGACCCAGTCGACCGCGTAGTCGCCATCGGTCTCGTCGGCGGTGTGGGCGCGGATCGCCGCGTCCAGGGCGTCGTAGGTCTCTTTGCTCACAGGTCGACCTTCATCTGCAAGATGGTGGCGGCGTGGCGAATGCCCCGGTAGACACCAGTCTCGTACTCACTCGGCTCAGGCAGGGAGCGGTAGTAGTCCTCCGCCTCGACCTTGAGCCACTCGATGATCTCCTCGGGACTCATCGCACCTTCTTCGGCAGCGGCCGGATGTCCAGGCGGGTGTAACCAGAGCGGGTATAGCCGGGGACGTCGGACTCGGACACCTCGATCCACTTGACCACGAAACCCGAGCCGATGCCCGAAACCCCGGCAAGGGCCCTACGGGCATCTTCCTTGGTCTTCTCAGCAGCACGGATGTCGCGCTGGGCCTCCGTGTACACGTCGATAGCGTCCAAATGGTCCGGGTTGACGATGAGCCCGCCACCCTCGCGGTCCTTGAGGACGTCGTCGCCGCGGCACTTGGAGAAGAACGGGCAGTAGCCCTGGCAGAACTCGATGGGCTGGTCCTTGGGGGCCTCGGTCCCGGTCTTCACCGCGTACAGGACCTCGGAGAGCCACTCGTCGGCGTAGGTCATCCAGAGCGGGTCGTAGGGCTCGACCTCCACGTGCGGCATCTCGTCGCGAGCCGAGCGGTCCCACCAGGCGTTGCCCACCCATTCGATGTCCCGCCCAGCCTGGTCGAGCGCAGCTGCGTAGAGCTGGCGCTGGAAGCGCTGCTGCAAGGAGGCTCCCTTACGTCGCACCGACGTAAGTCCGTCGACTGTCTTGATGTCGATGACCCCGGCGGGCAGCACGATGTCGGGGTGACCCTCCACCTTGGCCCCGGAGGGGAGTTCGACCTCCACGGTCATGTCCCGCTCGGCGGTCGGGTACATGTGCTCGATGACCGTCTCCAGGTAGCTGCCGATGGCGGTGCCGACGAAGGCGGCGTACTTGGAGGGGTCTTCGGACGGTTCCTCCTGGCGCACCACGTAGGTGGCGTACATGCGGCAGAAGCCGATGTCGGAGATGCCGAGACGGCCCTCGATGGACTGGCGGTCCCGGTCGGTCTCGTACCGGTGCACGGCTGCCCGCAGCTCCTGTGCGAGCAGCTGCGGGTCAGGCGTCATCTTCGCCCCAGCCGAGGAGGATCTCGAACACGATGTGGCGGCCCTGCTGGGTGAACTGACCGGTGAAGTCGCTCTCCTGAGACCACTCGCGGTCGTAGGCGTGCAGCCCCCACCGCGTCAGCATGGCGATGACGTCGTCGACCTTCTCCACCTCGGTGTTGGTCAAGAAGTAGCCATCAACCTCATCGACGTGGCGAACCCAGACCTCGGTCACTTGAACGCCCCACTCTCAGGCTCGAACTCGGTCTGCTGTTCGTTCCTGGCCCCAGTGCGCTGGGGAATGGCAACGCCGCTGCTGGCCTCGTCGCCGCTGTCCGCCTCTTCGTCCTGAACGCTCGGGGTCGACGACCCACGCTCCCAGGGGGTCTGGGTGGTGACCACAGCGCCGAGGTAGCCCTTGCGGTACAGGGAGAGGCCGAACTGGTCGCCGAGGTTGACCGCACAGCGCTTGAGCGCGCCAGAGGCGGCGGACTTGACTGCGTTGTCCATCGCTTCCCCTCGGTTGGGGTGGACGGACTCGTCGGAGGCGACGTCCTCGTAGGAGCAGAGGGCCGAGGTGCCGAAGTTGTCAAGGATGGTGAGCTTGGCCCACGCCTTGGCTCCGACGTTCCACTTGGGCTGGCCGTCCTTGCCAGCGCGTTCCTCGCAGTAGACGATCTCGACGTTGGTCTGCACGGACCAGTTGCCGAAACCGAAGACGCGGTTGAGGTGGGCACGCACGTCCCACGCTTCGAGGTGGGAGTGGCCCTGCAACTTCTTGACCCGCAGCGGGTTGATCGGCCGAAGCAGGAACTCGACCTGTTCAGGGGTGAAAGTCATAGATCCCAGTGTGGAGTTTCTACGGTAGAAACTCCGCCTCCCTTCGTATGACACCCTATAACATCAGGGGTATGGGAGAAACACACAACTGGGCTCGGGAGCTACGCGCTGTCTTCGACATCCTCGACGACGTGCCAGACCCCATTGAACGACTCGACCTCCTGGACGAGTTGCGCACCGAGATGGGCAACATACTCACCAGTGGCTATGAGCGCGCCTGCTGGGACGCCCGGTTCGCGCAGCGCGAGGAAGAGGCGCTCGCCACCGGCATCACCAAGGTCGCCTTCCGGGACTATTCCAAGCGGTGGAACGGTCGGCTCAAAGGCGCCGCTCGGGTGCGCTGGGCCGACCCTCTTGGGCTGCATCGCCGTGAGAAGGTCCGTGACCTGACCAAGGTCGCGCAGGGGGAGACGCCCGAATCGGTACGCTCCGGCTTCCGTAAGTCGTAGCCAGATGCGCCCGAGAACCGCCACAGGGGCCTCAAACGGGCTCAGAAGCCTGTAGCGGTGGGGAAGGGCCCAGCCCTTCTGCGCGGCCAGTGTGGGCCTCACTGTGGCCCACTGGTGGCACGCGTGGCACAGACGCACCAGGTTCGAGGGGGAGTGCATCCAGGGCCCCCCTCCGCCCATGGCACGAGGGCGCCGGTGGTGGAGTTCACTACCGGCGCCCCCGCACCGCTCGCAGTGCCCGAGTGATCGCTGTTGCACGATCACCCGGGCACGCGTCGAGATGTCGCTCACGCGTACAGCTTGGCCCTCTGTCGGGCCTTGGCGGCGAGCGCCTCGGTCTCGGCATGGACGGTCGGCTGCACCTCGGTGACAGGCAGGGCCATGGCCTCTTCGGCGGCAGCGATCAGCTCGGCGGTGGAATTCTGCTCCGCGACGGCGTCGGTGGCCAGGTCCCAGGCGTCGTAGGCCAGGTCCTCGGCCCACTCCCAGTCACCGTCCTCCAGCACCTTCTCGGAGTCCGCCACCTTCTGCGCCAGCTCCGCAGCCAGGCCCTTGTCGATCAGCTTGGGGATCTCCTGATCGGCGAGGTCCTGGTACATCTTCACGGCGGCCGGGTTAGCTCCGCACACGTGCGGCTCCCTTCATGGTTGGAATCTCTTGTTGGGGAACTGCTTCTGAGCAGCAGTTTTCTTCGGTGGCTTCGGCTTCTTCTCTGGGCAGCTGATGATGCACCACAACGAGTGCGAGTGCTTAGCCACGAGCCAGCGGCATCTGCTCGACCAACACCCGGTAGTGACAGCGGCGCTCCAGATCGAGCCTCTGCTGGAGCCAGTCCGCCCACACATCGATCGAGTCGGCGAACACTGGCTTCTCACCGAAGACGAAGACCTTCCTGCCCTCGATCATCCGAACGTCATCCACAGAGCGCGCAGGATGATGAACCCGAAGATGACGATGGCCCAGATGGTCACGTACTTGTCGTAGGTGGCCTTGTCCATCAGACCCACTCCTTCGGCTTGACCGGCCGGTCAAGCATGGTGCTCCGGCGGTCCTCCACCGGCGGCTTCCCGGCAGCGTTGCCGCTCATGCTGCCGCCGTCTCCGTTGCTGTACATGGTTCCTCCTTTCGGGTGGTGCGGGAGGGGGCGGTTCCCTTTCGTCGGTTCACCGCCCCCTCCCTGTTCGGACTCCTCGCCAGAGGTCTCAGTTCTCCGGGTGCGGCTCCACGACGTGCTTGCCGTCGTACTTGACCCACTCCTTCACCTCATGCGCGGCGAGGGCCTGCATGAGGTTGTAGACGTCTCGGGCCAGCAGCTCCTGAGCGGCGGCTTCGTACCCGGTGGAGTTGATGGGCTGGTACGAGTACCCCAGCCGACCCACCGGGAAGATCTTCGACGGGTCCTGGCTGTTGGGCATCGGCACTCGCAGCAGGATCGCGTAGTAGTCCACCGGCGACTCGATCTCATCGTCGTCGAGGGTGCGCAGCTCCATCCCTGGTGGGCCGGTGAACTTGGCCAGCTCGCGAGCCAGCCACTCCCGGTGCATCCGCAGCCAGGCCACGTCGGCACCCTCGGCCCAGCTGACCAGGTGCTGCGGAGCGACGCTGGCCATGGTGGCGCACATGGGCTGGTTCCCGCAGGAAACCCAGCGCCGGTCCAGCTTGATGTTGGTCCGGACGATCTCAGTCGTGCTCATCTTCGCCTTCCTTCCGGAGGTGAGACTCACGCTCGGCCTCCCGTTCGTGCTTCTCCTTGCTGGCCTTCTCGATCGCCTTGTCGTAGCGGGCGTCCTCACGAGCCTTGCGGTCCCACCACTTCACCACTGTTGGCCTCCCTGCAACATCCGTCGCAACCGTGGAGGGCCAGCCCTTCCCGGCCCTTCAATTTCCAGTAGGCCACCGAGTCGGGGTCCGGGTGGCCGATGCCGTGGGGGCAGATCCGCTCCACACCCTTGGTGGCCCAGTTCCACCTCTCCGGCCAGTCCCGCATGTGGTGCTGGCTGGGGTTGTGGATGACGCAGGAGCGCCCCTCGCAGCCCAGGCGATTGTGGACGTACTTGAGCAGGTCCTCCCCGATGACGGCCATCTGGTGCTTCTCCAGCACCCGCTCGATCTTCTCCAGCCTCTCCCACTTGTTCATCCGTCCAACTCCCGGAGCTTCTTGAGGTACTCGGGGCTGGCGTTGGCGTTCCGGTTCTGCTGCAACCTCCGCACCTCGCGCAGGTAGTCGATGTTCGCCTGCCGGGCTTCGTCACGCTCCCGCATCAACCGGGTGACGGTGCGGTTGCTGACAAGAAGGGCGTCAGCCGCCTGCTCGACGACCTCTGCCCACTTCTTGTCCTCTCGCTCCTGGTACACCTTGAACCACTCCAGGACGCGCAGCTCGACCCGGGAGTGCACCCCGTGCATCTCCTTGCGGATGATGGTGGTCAGAACGGCCAGGTCACTCGTCGGGGACGGTTCCACCGGAACCCCTCCCCCGGATGTCCTTGCCGTTGATGCCGACCAGGTAGGTCTTGCCGGTCTTGTCGCAGGCGATGAACTGCAAGACCGTGGCGGGGCCGTCGCCTCGGGTCTCGCTGGGCTGGGCCGGGTGGTGACCCTTGCAGACGTGGCACTGAACCGGGTCGGTGAGGTCCGGTGCGGAGTTGATCTCGTCGTTGCCGAACGACATGTACGGGGTGCCCTTGTCGGTCATGCTTCCTCCTCTCGGTTTCTACCGTAGAAACATGCAGGTCAGAGCGTCGTTACCATTTCGTTATCTGCATTCATGCAGGAACCGTTACCGTTCCGTTATGAACTGGTACGTACCAGTGATCCGCAACGCTCTGACCTGCACCGTTATCGAACCGTTATAAACTTTATGCAGGAACCGTTACCGTTCCGTGACCTGTCGCGTCTGCTGGATCATCTGCCGCAGCTCCTCACACACCAGGGTGTGACCGATGAGCGCCGTCCGCTTCGTCGCGTACCGGCGCATGAACTGGTCCAGCGGCGGGTGGATGACGAACCGGTGAGTCATCCCCTCCCCGGCCCACGGAGTGGGGAGCTCCCGCTCCTCGTACTCGTTCACGAACGCCAGCGTCTCGAAGATCATGGGCATCCCACGCCGCCCACCCAGGGCGAAGTTCGTTCCCAGCAGGACTGTAGACACGTAGTAGCCGTCGAGGGCGTCCCAGGCGACTTGGCGGTAGTTCCACCCCTCCGCCTCGGCCACCTTCTGCAACTTGATCCAGCGGCCGAAGGTGATCGGATGGGCGTTGATGTCGTACCAGCCCCCGAACTCCGGCCCCTCCAGCTCCGGGTCGTCCTTCCAGTCCGTTGCGCTCAGCCCCCCTCGTGCAGGTGACGCATCGCCTCGTGCTCGGCGAGCATCTTCTCCTGCAACTCGACGCCCCGCGCCATGAGCTGCTGGGTGTCGTGCGAGGTCTGCGCCTGGAACGCGGCGGCCTCGGCCTGCTTCTTCGCCGCCTGGGCCTGGGCCTCCTGAGCCTTGACGAACCTCTCGACCTGTCCCTCGGTCATGTCCACTGCTGTTCTCCCTTCATCCTCTGGGTCCGGGTGGCCCCAGGCCCTGCTGCGGGCCCCCACCGGCGTCCCTGCCGGGGCCCGGCTTGTAGACGCGGCGGCGCAACCGGAACGCCCGGTTGAGGTCCTCCTTCGCGTCCTTGATCTTGCCGACGTCGCCACCCTTGATGGCTTTGAGCAGCGCATCCTTCTTCTCCACGACGTTGGCGTCAGCCTTGCGGCGAATCTCCTTGCCGAACTCGCCCACCGCTCACTCCTTGTCGACGCACTCGATCCACCCGATGCGACGTTCGCCAGGCTCGTAGCCGGGTGCGGGCGGATGAACCGTGATCGACGGCTCCAGGGCCCCGTCATGACCACGGGAGTAGCCCACGTCGGCAGCGGCCTGCAACAGTCGCTGCAACTCAGGCCGGGTGAGCGCGACCAACGGCTCGTCGGTGTCACGCTCGTGGCCTTCGATCCGGTGGATACTCAGGCCAGACTCTTCTTTCTCGCTCATCTCTTCTCCCTGCCACCGAAGATGCGGTTGTCGTGCTTGCGCACGCGGCGGCGTTGCGCCGGGGTGAGCCGGGCGAAGCCGCCGCTGTGCGTGTGGAGCAGCCCCTTCACGTACAGGGCCACCCGTTCCGAGTTCTTCATCTCTCTCCAACTCTCGGGTCCTCGACCCACGGCCACACCGTCCCCTCAGCCAGGAACTCCGGCCAGTAGCGCGACTCTGCTCGCGCTCCCCGCCAGGTCACCAGCTCGGCCGCTCTCGGCGTCTTCGTCGACAGCGGCTTCATGCCGAAGCCGAACTCCGGCCAGCCGACGATCGCACTGGAGCCTCGCGGTCTCCAGTCCGTCCTCCTCGACTCCCAGGAGGCGTGCGCCTCCACGACCAGGGCCGCCCCCGTCTCGGCCCTGATGCGGTTGAGCACGTCACACGCCTTCACCGCGACCCGCTCCTCGTTCAGGTCCTGCCCGCCCACCATGTTCTTGAGCGGGCCGATGGCGACCAGCCTGGGCTGCACGGCACGGATGGTGCGCATCAGCCAGGACACGTCCCGATCGTCGAACACGGAGAACATCCTGGGTTGCAGCCGGTGTAGCAGGTCCGGCACCCGGATGTGCTCGGCCAGCAGCCTGTTCTTGATCGACCGGTAGGCGTTGTCGCTGATGTATTGCGGGTTCTCCAGGTCGATGTGCAGGGCCGGAGCAGGCTCGAACTCGCTGAACAGGAACGGGTGACGACCGACAACGACGCTGGCTACGAGCTGACGCAGCAGGACAGTCTTGCCGCCCCCCTCGAACCCGGTGATCATGGCCCGGTCGTCCTCGGCCAGCAGGTCGGGGATGACGAAGTTGATCGGGGGGTCGCGTGTCTCCGCAGGCCAGCCCAGGGTTGTTACCCCACCGTTATCCAGCTTGATCGATTCGAGATCTGTTCGTGCCCGCTCTGTGACCGCCTCCGGCTCCATCACTGGGTCTTCCGACATCTGCACCAGCCGGGTGCCGATGGCCCACAGCCGCCTGCGAGCGGCGGTAGCGGCCAGCACGTCGACCAGAGCCAGGTGACCATAGTTGTAGCCAGCCTGGGTCAGGTCGAAGATCCGCCCGGCCCCACCGTTGCGCAGCAGCAGCCCGGTGTCCTGCAATTTCTGCACCAGCGCCAGCGGGTCGATCTTCTCCCCCGCCTCACTCATGCCCTGCACGACGGACACGAGGTCGGAGTGCACCCCGGTCCAGTCGTCAGCCGGGACACGTGACATCACCTGCGGTATCAGCTCGGGATCTTCGATCATCATCCCCAGCAGGGCCCGCTCCGTGGAGATGGTGACGTCACTGGTCAAGGTCTCTCCCGGGGCAGGGGATGTCCTTCGCGGCGTCGTAGGAGTGACGGCAGATGATGCAGCCCAGCGTCCCGGCCATCACCATGCCTTCGCGGGTGAAGTTGACGAACAGCCCCTGCACACCGTCGTCACCATCAGTGATCGTCTGTGGGTCGGCCCGGTACCAGACCGGCACCACCCACAGGTGCTCCCCCTCGGGCGGGGCCGGAACCATCAGATCACCGGACACGGTCAACCCGATGTCGCGGACCGCCTCGACCTCGTCGTCTTCACTGGTCACGCTTGCTCCCTTCGCGTCGTCTCCCCCGAGCCCCCACGCAGGGAATGTCGGAACAGTCCTCGGGGCGTTCGCCGCACTTGAAGCAGACCGGAGGCTCAGCGACGAGGATGCCGACGACGTCGTCACGCATGTCCAGCTCCTTGTAGCCGTCGTCGTTCGCACCCCTGACGATGGACTCGTCGACCTTCTCCTCCCTCAGCTCGAAGGCGACCCAGATCACCCACATGTGCTTGCCGTCAGGCGGGGGATCTTTCCGTACTTCCCCGGCGACGATCGGTTCGTCGCTCATCTGCTCTCCCTTCCGATCCTCGTCCTCACCGGCGGTCTCTTGGCCGCCTTCTGGCGTCGGATCTCAGCTTGCCGTTCGGCCAGTTCATCCTCAGTGAGGATGCGTGTCTCGACCGGAGAGCTTCGCTTAGCCCATCGGGCCTCTTCGCGTTGCTGGTAGCTGGCTCCGCCTCGGGGGTATCGCTTGGGCGTCCCATCCTTGCGGACACCGGCTCGCTCCCGCTCGGCTTTGGTGAGTTTGTACTCCCTCCCGGTGACGAACCGGGCCTTCCCTCGTCGCCCATCTTTCATGGGGTTACACCAGCCTTGGGTGGGGCCGAAGTCAAGTGTGCAGTGGGCAGTGTTCACCCACCTGCGCAGGCTGCTGAGCAGCGAGAATGCGCGAACCAGGCCGCCGACATCCGTCCTCTAGCGGTCAATGGTCCGGGACGACTTGATGATCCGAGGCGCGGTCCCGTACGCCACCTACATCTGGATCTACAAGATGCGTCTCCTCTCGTCGCGGGCTCTCCAGTCGCTGAGGCCCCACTCCCTTCGTCCGCCACCCTAGCAGCGATGAGCTATGCTGACGGCAAGTAGTCACCTCCTCTCGTTGCGTGAGCCTCGTTGCGGACTGCCTACTCCCTTCTGAGAGGCCCCCGGCCGGTGTGCCGGGGGCCTTCTCGCATCTACGCCACCGTGCTGTACCTGCGGCCCGGCCACTTCTTGTGCTTCCAGCAGCGGGGCTGCTTCACCGGACGCGGCCCCTTCGCCTGAGTGAACTCACCACAGGTGACGCAGCGGACCGCGTAGAGGCCCCTGAGCACCGGCTCGATCGACGTTTCCTCAGTGAACATCGCCACTCCCTTCATGTCACGAACTGGTAACGGTTCCTGCGGAAACCAGATCACGGAACGATAACGGTGCAGGTCAGAGAGTTTCTACGGTAGAAACCCATAGTCGTCAGGCGTAGTCGTTCCTGGTGACGTCCTCAGCCGGGTCCGGGCCGTCCTTTCCGAGCACGGGATCGGCGGGGAGCTTCGGGTCCGGGTTCACCAGCGGGTTCCCCGGACTGGACTCCCGCAGGGCCGCGTTCGTCAGCTCCTCCCCCGGCGGGACCGGGACCGCGTCGAGCGGGCTGCCCCTCAGCTCGCCCAGGATCGCCTGCGCCTTCCGGTTCGCCACCCGGTGCCTCAGGTCCGGGAACTTCTCCAGCAGCTCCAGAACCGTCTGGGCCGCCTTCTCCTCCTCGGTCGGCGGCGGGGTCCACTCGACCCCCACCTTGTCCAGCTCCGCCTTCAACAGGCGGTTCCAGTCCGCCCGGTGCGCCTCCCGCAGCCTGCGCAGCGCCGTCGTCCTCGCTGCGTTGCGCTTCTGCTCGGTCGTCACCGGATCCACTCGCTTCGCCATAGGTCCTCTCTTCCTTGTTCATCGGCTCGATGATGATGACGTGGCCGCCCTGGTGGCCACCGGAGCCGGTGATGACCATCCACTCGAACTGCCGCCACTCGTCGGTGCCCATGGTGAACTCACCACACAGGCGCAGGTGCTCCCGGTCAGGGCCGGTGAACATCCTCACGTGCATGTGCGGGCCGGTCTCATGGGTCCTGAACTTCACATGCATCTACAGGTCCTCGATCGTCGTCTCGGGGTGGTGCAGGCCGTACCTGTCGGCGATGGCGTCGTACCTGCTCTTGGCCTCGGGGTCGGTCTTCAACTCCTGGTCGACCCGTTGCAGCACCTTCTTCCGGTAGCTGGGGACCGCAGCCATCGTCGGTATCGGCTCCTTGCTCGCCAGCGCCCGCATCATGGCGTCCAGGCCCGCTTCGATGCCCGTGTCCAGCATGGCCATGTTGCCGAGGTTGTCCTCGTCGTCGCGCACCTTCACGGGGATGTCCAGAACGTGCAGCCAGGCGTAGCGGCGAGCGTTCTCGTGCAGCTCACTCGCCAGCTGATCGACGATCTTCTGGCGAGCGTCCGGCGGGAGCTTGCCGAGGGCCTCCTGCAAGCCCTCGATCAGCTTGTTCCGGCGGTCGTCCTCTTCGGGGGTCATCAGTTCACCCTCAGCTTTCGGACCATCGCGCTGAACTCCTCGTCGGTCAGGGGCTCCCTGGCCGCGAGCTTCTTCGCCCAGGGCTGGAGAAGGTCCTTCGGCTCAAAAGGGCTGGACGGCTCCACCACCTCGCCCGTGGGCGCGGCCTTCAGCGGCTTCGCGCCGTCCCAGAACCGCACCAGCATGACGCACCACTTCTGGTGCTCCTCACACCAGCCCCACACGTACTCGGTGAGGTCCGGGCGGTTCTGCGTGTTGCGCATCGACGACTCGAAGAACGCCTCTGGCTGGTGGCTGAACGAGCTGTGGTGCATCCGGATCCGCTCGTCCGGGTGCCTGGGCGGGAAGGCGCCCTCCCGGGTCTTAGAAAGGCGGCTCGTCACTGGACGCGCCTCCCTTCGCGGCCTGCTCGGGTCCCTTCGACCGCTCGATCCGCTTCACCTCGGCGGTCGCGTAGCGAAGCGAGATCCCGACGTTGCGGGCATCCATCTCCACCGAGATGCGCTTCTGCCCCTCCTTGTCCTCCCACTCGCGCTGCTTGAGCTGGCCGTACACCATCACGGCCATGCCCTTCTTCACTGTCTCGGCGATGTTCTCCGCCAGCTGCTCCCAGGCCGAGCAGGACATGAACAGCGAGTCGCCGTCCTCCCACTGCCCGTTCACCTGGCGCTTGCTGTTCGCGGCGACACGGAAGTTCACCACCGCCTTGCCGCCCGGAGTGAAACGCAGCTCCGGTTCGGCCACCACATTGCCCTCCACCATCACGTACGGAAGGGTCATCACTCACCTCTCGAAAGTCGATCCAGAGCACCGATGATCTTCGCGAAATCTTGCAGCGGGATGCGGACCTCGGGGGCCCCTCCGATCCCCTGCGACGGGGTCACCAGGGCCCCCCAGCCTCGACGAGTACGGCGTCCGCGCACCCACTTCCACAGCAGAGAGACCGTCCCACGGTCCTTCGACCCGGTGACGACCAACCGGCCGTCCAGCGGCAGCCGCTCCAGGTCCCAGCGGTCCCCGCCCATCGGGTTCAGCAGACCCGTCACGGTCCCCTCCCCCGCCAGCTCGTTGACCACCTGGCGGCGCAGCAGCACCTGTCTGCGCTTGGCCCCCATGGTCTCCTCGCCGGAGTCCTCACCGCCTCGCTGGACGACGTCCTCGAACTCAGGCGTGGTCATCGTCTGACCGCCTTCGCCTGCCCGTCGATCCAGTCCAGCTGGATGCGGGGCTGGTCCTGGCCCTCGGTCCCCATCCGCCAGCCAGCGAGTACCGCTGCCTGCACCAGGTCTTCCAGTTCCTGCCGCGTGATGACGATCCGATCCTCGATGAGGGTGGCCTCAGCTTCGATCTCGATCTCAGCCATCCGCCTCACTCCTCACCCTGCGCGGGTCGCCCTCGTTCGCCTTGAGCTTGGCCCCCGGCGCACCGATGTAGACCATGTAGAGGTCGGCCCGGTTCCCCGCCGGGCCGACCGTGGTGACCTCATAGTGGTCCGGCGGTCGGAACGCCCGGTACCGTCCGGAGCGGATCATCGCCGCGTGGGTGCGGGGAACATCCCGCGCCACGACCGCCCACTCGCCAGGCATGCTGCGCAGAGCTGAGGCGATGCCCTCCCAGTCGTACTTACGCTGAGTGGGGATCGACACCGCCTTCGGCAGGTCCTTCAACCACTCCACCATGAGGTCCTCCTTAGCCGGTTTCTACGGTAGAAACCGGGCCGTACTGCGCCGTCCAGGGCTCGTCGTCGATGCGGAAGTAGTCCGCGAACGTGTCGCCTGCGACCGACAGGTGGTTCAGCACCTGTTCGATCTGCTTCGCGTCCATGGGGTTCACGTCTGCAGCAACCGCTAGCCCGTGGACCACTGCCAGCCTCGCCTTATCCCGGTTGGGCCAGAGCGAGGGTGCGGTCCCTTCCGGGCCGACGAGCGCCCGATATCTTGTCATACATGGCATCCCTAACACATAGTTGCCACTTACTTGTCAGCATATGGCAAACAACGAAGGACCACCCCCCGGGCCTCGGGGGGCTGAGGCAACGCCGGGGGGTGGCCGTCTTCATGGGAGGGGGGTCACTTGGCGGAGATGACTCCGTCCAGGTCCCCGTCCTCGTCCAGCAGCTTCAGGCCGTCCGCACCCTGGCGCACGGCCTCCTGGAACGCCCGCTCCAGCGTCGGCTGCTCCTTCTTCTCGTTGGCCCCGGTCATGAGACCGAGCTGGCGGTCCAGGCCCCGCGCCGAGGCGACCAGGTCGTCGGTGCTGACCGGCTCCGGCTTCCCCTTCGTGCGCGAGATGGAGTAGCGGATCGCCCGCTGGGTGGCCTCCTTGATGAACGCGGGGAGGAAGCCCTCCATCGAGAGGAAGACCTCCTCGTAGTTGATGTTGCCCCGCAGGTTCAGCGGCAGGCACGACTCGACCAGGGTGCGCACACCCTCCGGGTCCAGCTCGCCGATGTGGATGACCGCGTCGAGGCGGCCCGGGCGCAGCATCCCCTTGTGCAGCCGCTCGACGTGGTTCGTGGTGAGCACCGCCATGACCGGAGAGGTCTTGTTGGAGATGCCGTCGAACTGGTCGAGCAGCTTGGAGACACGGTCGGACTCGTTGGACCCGGCGGGCTCGGCCACGACGTCGAGGTCCTCGAAGAAGACCACCGCCGGGGCGAGCAGGCGGGCCGCGTGCAGGGCCTGCTGCAACTCCTGGCCGGGCTTGCAGTAGATGAACGTCCACCCGTTGTCGACGGCCTTCTTCGCCGTCAGGTAGCCGGTCAAGGACTTGCCGGTGCCGTACGGGCCCTCCAGCAGGACCGCACGCTTGAGCTGCATCCCCGCCGCCACGACGGCATTGGTGTGCTCCAGCACCGCCCAGATGTTCGCGTCGAGCTGGCGGATGGTCTCCCGGGAGTAGGCGACCTTGTCCTCGCTGACCCCTTCGAGGTCGAGGAACTCCGGCTCCAGCCAGTTGGCGTCCATGGCCCGGCCACGGAACAGTGAGACGGTCTTGAGCCGCTCGCTGACGGCCTTGTACACGCCGTCGACCTGTGCCCGGAACTTCTTCGGAGCCTCGCAGCCCAGGTAGCCGACGAACTGGCCGTTGCGGTCCCGGGTGGCGGTGATCGTGAACGTGGAGCGCAGGATCGGGACCTTGAAGTCCCCCCACGGCACCTGCTCGGTCCGACCGGCACCGAGGTTCACGGTGCGGAACTCCGGCGGCTGCGGGCCGAACATGGTCATCGTCTTCTGGCCGAAGCCGGTGGTGCCGAAGATCTCCTTGAGCACCTGCTGGAAGACGTAGGCCACGTCGTAGGGGTGGTGGTCGTACGCACGGGAGATGGAGAAGGTGTTGTTCTGCTCCTTGTCCCACTCGTAGAGGAACGCGATCGGCTCCTCGATCGAGCGCCCCTGGTAGTTCTCGGGGAGGATGAACTTGGTCCCCTGGAAGACGAGCGCGTCGTCCTGGACCTTCTGTCCCCCCAGCTCGGCCAGCAGCATGAGGGTCTTGGCCTCGGCTGCCTTCTCGGCGTCGCTCTGCTTCGTGTTCGTAGCCACTGATGTTCTCCTCTTCCCCGGTTTCTACGGTAGAAACCGGCTCCCTTCGGATGGTCGGCCTACACAAGGCCTACCTATAACATAGTGTAACACACTATGTCACACTTGGCAACTCACTGGAACATCTTCTGGATGTTCGCGAGCTTCTCGCGCAACTCCCTGTTGTCCTCGGTCAGGGCATCGTTGCGCCGGTGCAGCTCATCGACCTGCTGCTGCAACCTCTTGGTGTCCAAGCCCAGCGCGTCAGACGCCGCCTCGTAGATGAGTTGCACCGCCTCTTGCAGCTCCATGTGCTGCACCAGTGGATCGAGCGGCTTGTCGCTGGCAGCGACGTCATCAGGGTCAGCGAGCTTCGTGTATCGCTCGTTGGCAGCCTGCTGCTCCGGCGTGCTGGTGACCTCGACCTCCTTACCCTCTCGCTTCACCACCAGAATCTCCCCTCGCCTGCGGTGCCAGGCGTAGTGCGGGCCCATGTTCATCTTCAATTCCCCGCAGATCAGGCAGGGACGTCTGCGACCCTTGCGACCAGAGATCCCACCCTGCCGCGGCGCGTACTTTTTCGGGACACCCGGGGTCGGCGGCCCAGCCCCCAGCTCGTTGACGGCCTCCTGCGCCTTGCGGGCCCGCTCGGCTGCCTCATGGATGACCTCCAGGTCCGGCGGAGCGCTCACCTTCGGCAGCTCGACCTCTTCCACCGGCCGCGCAGGTGGCAGGTCACCAGGCCGGGGCGGGGAGGACTTGGCCGGGAGCTTGGGCGGCAACTGGCCCAGCAGCTCCTTGTCCTGCGTGGTGAGTCGCGCCGGGTCGGCATAGCGGCGCAGCTTGGAATGCCACGCCCTGGACTTCCCCTCGTTCAGCGACCTCTCCCCACGGGGGATGCCGATCACCTCGGGAGTGCCGTGGATGCCGGGCGAGCGCAGCGTCATGATGCCGGACGACATGTTGAACGTGACCGTCCAACCCAGTCGCACCCCGTCCTCCACCAGCTCCTGCAACTCTCGTGAGAGATCCCTGATGGCCCTGGTGAGGGCTTCATCTTTCTGCACGTTTCCTCCTTCCGTCAGCCCTCCCTGCCAGGGCGTTGCGAATACGGGCCGCGTGATGTCTGGCCTCGGTGTAGTCCTCGAACCGGCCCACGATGGGTCGGCCGAAGTTGACCAGCCACTCCAGCACCCGGCCGTCGTGGTCGGGTACGGAGTGGATGGTGATGCGGCGAGAAAGCCAGCCCGCATGCAGCGACCATCCCGCCACGGTTCCGACGAAACCCGCGACGAGAGCAGCGAACAGGGCGCTCACGGGTTGTTGATCCTGACCAGCAGGTCCGCCAGCTCCCCCATGACCGCATAGTCCTGCGGGCTGTCCGGGGTGGTCCGGAATGCCGTGGGATTCTCCCCAGGCTTGCCCCAGCTGGCGGTGATGCCCGACTCCCGAAAGTGGATGGCGCGCTTCTCGCCACCACCGGCGAAATGAACCAGGATCATGCGTGCCTCCAGGTCCCCCGGTTCGTCACCGATGGTCTCGACCCTGTCGGGGTCCTCGGTCAGGCGGGACCCGATGTAGATCTCGGTGACGAACCCCAGTGCCACGATCGGGTCCGGCGGTGGCACTGGGGGCAGATAGTTCGGCAGGTCGGAGATGCCGATCGACTTCCACCCTCCGCTCAGCATGTGGCCGATCAGCGGGATGATCGCGGCTGGGTGCAGCTGCCCCTCGTCCTCATGCACCAGCACCACCATCGGCGGCGAGTCCCAGGGGAAGTCGTTCTTGGCCAGCCCATCGAGGATCTCGATGCTGATGTCCTGGTTCTCGGACTCGAATGTGCCGATGGCTGCCGACATCCCTGGTGGGAGGATCTTCCGCAGCTGCTCCAGGTTCTCGCGTTCCTCGTCGTCGCTCACTGGCCCTCCTGCTGGTGGGGTTCCTTCATGCCGTAGCCCAGCGGCTTGCACACCGTGCAGGCGCGCATGTGCTTGTTGTCGGCGAAGTCCAGCCACTCGGCCAGCTCCCGGCCGTCGAAGGCCCACGGGTGCTTGACCGCCGAGAAGTGGCCGGTCGGACCCCGGGTACAGCCGACCTGGTGAACCACGTCGCCGTGCTCTCGGTACATGAACGGGTACTCGCCCGGCACCTCGTCGGCAGGTTTCTCCGGCACGAACGGCTCCCGGGCCTCCGGCCCACCAGGCAGTTCCAGCGTGGCCTGCTCGATGCTCTCGGACGTGTCCGTGTTGTCGTAGTGCTCGCGCAGCGCAGCCACGGTCCCCTCGGGCTTGCCTAGGAACTCGTCCTCGGTCACACCCTCCGGGATGCGCCTCATGACACCAGGCCAGCCGGTACGGGTTTCTACCGTAGAAACCTCGACTTTCCCGACGACCTCGTCGGTGTCGATGGTGGCGTCGAGTTCCTCCTGGTGCTCGTACTGCCACTCAGCCGTTTGCGCTTGCAGCAGCCGGTCGAACTTTTGCTCAGCCTCAACAGCGGCCAGCGCGTCACTGCGAGCCATCTTGGGTGGCCCACCGTTGAGGAACTCGTTCAACAGGGCGGTCGTGCGCTGGTTCGCCTCCCGCGCCAGCTTCGCCTCGGCGACGTACTGCTTCTCCGACCTGTACAGCATCGTGTTGGTGAAGACGACACAGAGGAGGAGCCCTGCCATGATCCACTCGAATGCACTCACAGTGCCTCCGTTTCACGTGAAACGAAATGGAACCGTGGCCCCGGAGGGAGCAGCACCCCCGGGGCCACGGGCTTATCAGGACGAGGTATCCACTTCGACATCGGGAATGATGGTCTCCGGTCGGAAGATCACCCGGTAGTGGTACTCGTCCACGTCGACAGCCTCAGTCTGCTCGACGAAGAAGGACACGTTGTCCGACAGGCCGAGGAAGTGCTTCTTGTACTCGTCGGGCCCCAACTTGCAGGTGACCTCCAGCGAGCCGCTCAGCTCTCCCTCTTCGGTCTCGACCGAACAGCGGCCCTCAACAGTGAGCAGGTACGTGTCGGTGACGCCGTTGAAGAACACGATGCGTCGTTGAACCTCGAACTGCTCAGCGGCCCGGGAGAGGTTCTCCGAGGTCCTGTCCGCAGGCGAGGTACATGCACTGAGGATGAACGCCCCGATGAGCGTCAGCACCCCCAGCGTGATCTTGAGCCCTCGGCTCACTTGCCCAACTCCCTTTGGTAGATGAGGACCTCATCGATGACCTGCGTCGACAGGATGTTCGCCTCGATGGCCCGGTCCTCGTGAGCCAGCGTGTCGATCCTGTGGATGGTCTCCTCGGCCTGGGCCAGTCGCAGCCTCAGCTGGGAGTTCTCCTGCTTGAGAGCGCGCCTGCTCTCTCTGGACGACCCCTTGGCACCGACCCACGCCAGGCAGCCCATGATGATGGCGAAGAGGACGATGAGGGCGGCTACCCCGATGACGGCGCGCATCAGCAGGACCTCTCACCCTGGGTGAGGCAGTTCCACCCCGGATCGTCCTCGGCGTGCGGGTCCAGCGGCCCGTAGAACTCGTGCAGAGGCACGAGCTCAACGGGTCCACCACCGGTCTTGCCGGTGTCGTTGTTGTCCTCGCCGTCACGCACCCCGATCAGGTAGGACATGACGGCGATGACGACGGTGCAGAGCAGGATGAAGACAGCGTGGCCGCGACTCATCTCTCCACCTCCCGGGCCGACAGGACGCCCGTGTTGGTGTTGCGGCCCGAGAGCGCCAGCCGCTTGGCGTTGGCCAGTGAGGTGGCCTGCACCCTGCGAATCTCTCGCAGGGTCACGTCATAGGTTCGGAGCAGACCGAGGTCGCGCAAGATGCGTTCGCGGGTCCCGCTGTTCATCTCGCGGCTGAGGACGCTGAACACCTTCTCCTTGAAGGTGTCCAGCGCATCGATGACCGCCACAGCGGTCTCTTCGCTCTCGGTTTCTACCGTAGAAACCTTGGCGGTGAGCGCCTTGAAACTGGAGAAGTCGAACTGGTCGTACCGGTTGACGCCGTTGACGTCGTGGTCCGTGACGAACATCAACGCCCCGGTCCAGTCGAGGATGAGCGTGCCCGGGTGGCGGCCCAACCTGAAGTTGGCCGTTCCCCGCGCCAGCACGGTGTCGTTCTGCTTCAGCCCCATCACTGCTCCCATTGCCGTTCCCCTCTGTGTACGTGCTCCAGGCGTGCGAGGTTGGCCTTCGCACGCTGCTCCCTGCGGGCCTGAGAGGCCGCCTTAGCCACTTCCCAGGGTGTGGGGACCCCAGCACTACGCCGGAGCCTGTTCGCGGCCTCACGCTCGCGCTGAGCGTCCTGGCGGGCACCCTTGCGGATCTTCCCCCGACGCCACGACGCCTGCCTGCGGGCCTTGAGGGCAGTGTTACCCATCCGCTTGTGCGCGGGATTGCCCTTGCCGCCCGAAGACCTACCAGACGCCATTACCTGATCCTTTCGATGAACTTGAGCTTGACGACTTCCAGGCACGGCGGTCCGCACCGGATGAGCCCCCGCTCGGCCTGGACCTTGTCCACCTCACAGGCCAGGACGTGGCCCGCCCGGTCCTGAGCCGGGCGGGCACACGAGTGCGGTACCTGTACCAACAGCCAGTCGGCACGGCGGACGCACTGGAAGGCCTCCTGACCGAACGTCCGCCACATCTGGCACTGCTCCTCGACCTCGCCGGAGAACCAGGCCTCCAGATCGGGCGTGACCTCAGCAGGGGTCAGCGACCCACTCACTGCCACCACCTCCTGGTGATGCGTTCGATGAACGTCATGGTCATGCGAGAGCAGCTGATCCTCGGATAGGTCGGGTCCCGCCCGCACAACATCCCCTCGCGCTCCAGCTTCCGCTTGCATCGGTTGCACAAGAAATGCGTGCTGCTGCGGTGGCCACACGTCGACTTGAAGTGGCCATACCAGCGAGCACGCCTGCCGCACACGCCCAGGTCCTCGACGACATAGCGCCCCAAGAGCACCTCGACGCGAGTGACGTCGCACGGCTTTTCGATCTCACCACGCAGCCACGCCTCCAGGTCCGGGGTGAGATCCACACCCGGAGGCAATGTCTGCGTGAGCGTCACGACTTCGCAGCGGCGTGAGCGGCCTCAGCGACCTCGGGCTTGTTCTCCTTCCACCACCCGCACAGCAGGTAGATGTCGTGGAGCATCCACGTCACCTCCAGCCAGAGCAGGACGATGAGGAACTCGGGGCGCGCATTGCCCGACTTGAGGATGTTCTCGCGCTCGTGGATGAGGAAGTGGACGAAGCCGACGCCGAGCTTGGCCAGCGTCTCGTCGTCCAGCTCGGTGAGGTCGACCACCCCGATCTGGTCGGAGACGAACTGCAACGGCATGTCGCCGACCGTCACCCGGTCGATCCCGGCCATGCCCTGCTCCACCAGCGTGGTGGTGTCGATGACCTCCACGCTGGCTCTCTGCGTGCCGTCCTCGTTGTAGTGGCGACGGGTCCGGAAGATCACGTCGTCGATCACGATGTCGGTGGGATACACCGTCTCCTGCTGCTCGGTCACTGCCTGCTCCCTTCGGTGGTTTCTACGGTAGAAACCGGCTACCGCTCTCGGTCTTGCCACAGGTGTTACTTCAATACCAACTATACCACACTTGACAACGTATAGCAACACTATTGACATGATGTTGACATGGTTGTTCGGGTGTGTATATAGGTGTGCGCACTGGCACCGGAGAACGAGACCCGCACCGCTACTGCAAGTGTGGCAACGCTATCAACCATGACAACCACATTCTTCGTCCAACAACCCACGGCTCGGGGCCGCCGACCCACGCGCTAGGGTGGGAAGCGCTTATGACAGGGTGCCCTGGTTGTGCCCGACTCATCGCGCACGGCAAGCCTCGATCGCCCCGTGTGCGCGGGCACACGAAAGCGGCCTCGCCTCCCGATGTGGGAAGCGAGGCCGCTTGGGTTGAGAGGTCAGGCGACGGGTTGCTTGTCGTCGCTCTTGCGCGTGGGCAGCGAGACGACGTTGCCCTTGCTGGCCTTGACCAGCGCCGTGTTCTTGCGCACCAGAGAGGCCAGCTCGATCAACAGGTCGTCGGCCTTGACCTCGCCGATGTCGGCGATGGTCTGCCCGTTGGTGGTGAGGACACGCAGCGTGTTCACGAGCTGGGCCAGTTCGCGGTGCGCCTGAACGTCGAGCGTGTCAGCGCTGCCCCTGTCGTTCTCCTGCTGCGTGCGCGTGGTGCTCGACTGCGTGGTGGTGACAGCCTCGCGCACCGTGGCCATGGTCGCGCCCGGCTTGGCCATCGCAGCCTTGAGGTCCTTCGACTTCTTCGCACCCACCGTGAGCAGGTACGACACGTTCGCGTTGTTGCCCAGAGCACCGAGCTTGGACGCGTTGTCGGCAGCCGCCGTCATCTTGGAGATACCGGACTTGGCGATGCCCCACGCGGCGGCGAGCTGGTCCGTGGTCATGACCCGGTGCACCTTGATCACCGAGTGCGCGAACCTGACCTCGTCGGCCGTGCGTCCCTGCTGAAGCGCCTTCGCGTCGGCAAGGGCCTTCTTCCGGTCCTTGAACACGGACTCGGCCTCTTTGGCAGCGGTGTCCGCCTTCGTCAGCCCCTCCGTGGCCAGCGTTGTTGCACCGTGCACGAGGTGCGCGTACTTGATGACGAACGCGCTGACGTCCACGGGCAGCTCGCGCAGCTTGATCGCTTCCAGAGCTGCGTGCCTGCGGTCCTCGTCGGTGACGGGAACGTTGCCCGGTCCCTTGTCCCTGCTCGCGTTGACGATGAGCTTGCGCACCCGGTCCAGCGGGGTGATCCGCTGCTGCGCGTTCTTGCTGGTGACCGGTGCGGCCTTGCGTGCGGTGCGTGCCATGGTCCTGTTCCCTTCTAGCTGCGGTTTCTACGGTAGAAACTCGCCTCCGACCTGCGCGTATGCGCCTGTCGGTCTAACTGGGGTGGAACTAGTTCCATCCTATCGGGTGTGTCAACACATATCAACACGTGTTAACAGGTGGCATAGGGCTGTGACCAGCACGTACACACTAAGAGTCGCATAGAGCGTTCTCTCTCTATCATGTATCCAAATCCTCTTGACCTGCATGTATGAGAGTTTAGTAACGGTTTCTACGGTAGAAACTATGACATGTGCTGTAAATGAATGGGTACAGGTGTACGAAACAGCAGTATGACAAGGGGGGGTGTGCCGCGGGCGGGGGGGCTGTGAAAGGTATGTAGAGGCAAATATGGTCCCTGGAACCTGGCACAGGTTGTGCCTAAGGGGTATGTTGACGATATGAATGAGGAACAGATTGTGCCCGATACGGGCGAGGAAGGAATGGTGGAGGCACACTTTGTGCCCCCCACTGATGAGCGGGTTCAGGTGCGGTTCCGCATCCCTACCGCGCTCTACAAGGAGCTGCAGGCCGACGCAGAGCGTGTGGGGGTCCCGTTCGGGTCCTTCCTCGGTGGCGTCCTGGCTGTTGGGCTGCGCTGGCGGCACACCGAGGACGCTCCGGCCAAGTTCGAGCCGGTGTCGAAGTCCCAGGCGCGGCACCAGGAGGTCCACCAGAGGAACGAGCCGGAGGAGGAGGTGGATCTGACGCCCTACGCCGAGGAGAAGGTCCTCCAGCAGGTTCAGGAGACGTACTCGCCGGAGCCTGGGAGTCGCCACTGGCACCGCATCGACAACCGCAAGCGCGAGAACGCGGTCAAGACCTGGTTCAACCAGGGCGAGGAGATGGGCGAGTTCGCCTGCGAGTGCGGGAAGCTGGTCAAGCGCACGGTGCAGCGCTAGCCCTACGCTGGGTACCACCACCCACAAGGAGGAGTGATGCCCCTCTCCACAGATGAAGTGGATGCCGAGAGCCTCAACAACTTCGGTACCGCCACCGCCCCCGCGTCCGGAGCAGCCCTGGTTACCCTCACCACCCCCGCTGCGGGCATGTATAAGGTGCGGGTCGAGTGCTGTCACGCGGCAGGGACCCCTGCCGCTGCCGAAGACGGGAACTTCGCCCTGCGCCGCGCTGCCGTCGTCATCAAGAGGATGGCGACCACCCGCATCGCTGGCCAGCAGTACACCGCCGAAACCAACATCCGTGTCGACGGGACCCAGAACCTGTCCGTCAACACCAACGGTGCCGGGACCGCGTCCGTGGTCTACGTCGCCTCCATCACCGCCACCAGGATCGGAGACTGACCATGAGCAAGAACACCGAACAGACCCCTGTCGAACACACCGGCGGACCCGCGTCCGCCCTCGTCGGGGTGCAGGAGTCCAGCGAAGCGGTCCGCCAGGCCGAGATGGGTGTCACCGGAACCCGCGAGACCACCCTCGCCGGGCTCGACGGAGCCGCCCCCGTCGTCGACCACGCCAAGGCCGCGAAGGACCAGGCTCAGCGCCAGGCCAGCGACGATGCTCGTCGGCGCAAGGCCCGTGACGCCGAAGCCAAGTACGCCAAGGCGGTCGAAGACGTGCACAAGGCGTCGTCCCCCCAGTTTGGCAGCGACGGCAAGCCCCTCTACAACGACCTCGGTCAGCCCCTGGACGGCGATGGCAACATCGTCGAGGAGCGCCCGGGCGAGGCCAAGGACAAGGCCAAGAGGCTCTGACATGTGGCCGCCGGTTGAACTGGTCGGTGGCCCCAGAGACGGACACCTGACCAGCCCGGAGTTAGCCGAACGCCTCATCGTGGCGGGCGGCCACTACGAGAAGGTCGACGAGACCACCTTTTACCGGTGGATCCCCGAGTGAGTTGTTAGCCTTGTTATATGCGTGTCAGGTTTACCACCGTGTGTGAGCGGTGCAAGGTGGCCATGGCTCGGGGTGAGATCGCCACCCGGGTCTATGGCCGCCTCTGGCACACCAGGTGCGCCGTCGACTACGCGAAGGACCGCAACGACGAGCGCCTCAAGGCCAAGATCCTGACCGGGAGGTGAACCGTGAACGTCACCCTCACCGACATCCTGCTCCTCGCCATCCTGGTCATCCTGCTCATCATGGCGCTCGGCTGAGCGCGATACTGCACACATGACGCTGAAGCGGATCGACCTCTTCCGGTGGGAGAAGTATTTCCAGCTGCGCGAGGAAGGCCACTCTGTCGACCGTGCGGCCAAGGGCGCCAAGCTCGACCCCCACACCGCGTGGCGCTTCGAACGCAACGAGCCCGGCTCCACCGGCACAGAAGCCGCACTGGAGCTGGGCATCACTCACATCGGGGGCCTTGAGGTCGCCCCCCCGATGTCCAACGACGCCAAGCGGGCCCTCGACGACTTCGCCTTCTTCCGGATGCGCTACATGGGCCGGGCGTCTCTGCCCTGGCAGGAGCGTGCCGCCTACAAGGTGCTGGACCTGCTGGCCTCGCCCGACCGCGAGTACGTGGTCATCAACTGCCCCCCCGGCTCGGGCAAGTCCACCCTGTTCACCCACGACATCCCCGCCTGGCTCATCGCCCGCAACCGCGCCATCCGCATCCAGGTCGGACACCGGGTCGAACGCCTCGCCCGCATGTATGTGGGGCGGTTGAAGAAGACCCTCGAACGCGAAGTCCCCATGATCGCCGACCCGGCCGAACAGGAGATGGGGCTGTCCTGGGACGCCGACACCACCCTGCAAGCCGACTACGGGGCGTTCAAGCCCGAAGGCCGCAGCGAGATGTGGCGAGCCGAGTCGCTCGTCGTGCGCCAGTACGGCGGGATCGCACTGGACGACAAGGAACCCACCGTCTCCTCCTGGGGCCAGGACTCCGGCTTCCTCGGCGGCCGGTTCGACTTCATCATCTGGGACGACCTCGTCGACCGGAAGAACACCATGGGCCTGGAGGCCGGAACCAACCTGTGGGAATGGTGGCGCACCGAAGCCGAGACCCGCCTGGAACCCGGTGGCCTCTTGATCCTGCAAGGCCAGCGCATCGGCCCCGACGACCTGTACCGCGAATGCGTCAACCTCTCCGATCTCGACGGCAACCGCAAGTACACCCATATCCGCTACCAGTCCCACGCCGAGGACCGCTGCACCGGCGACCACGCCATCACCGCCGCGCCCCAGCCCACCGGGTGCCTCTTGGACCCGTACCGGCTGGGGTGGAAGTTCCTCGCCGACAAGCAGAACAACGACCCGCGTGTGTATGACATCCAGTACCAGCAGAACGACGGGCAGGCCTCCGCGCTGCTGGTCGAAGAATCCTGGATCACCGGGGACCGCAAGGATTCCGGTGGGGTGCTGCGCCCTGGCTGCCTGGACCCCGGGCGCTACTACGGGCGCTCCGCGATCGAGGAGTACAAGGGCTGGAGCGTCGTCACCGTCGACCCCTCCCCCACGAACTTCTGGGGCATCATCTGGTGGGTGATGCTGCCCGAGCAGCACCGCTACGAGGTCATCGAAGTGCACCGTCTTCGACTCGGCGCAGAGCAGTTCCTCTCCATCGACCTGGACACCGGCGAGTTCTCCGGCCTGCTCGAAGACATCCGCGGGCGCAGCCACAACATCGGCCACCCGCTGTCCGCCGCCATCATCGAGATCAACGCCGCGCAGCGGTTCCTGCTCGCCCAGCCGCACGTGCAGCGCTGGAGCCAGGACCACCAGGTTGAACTGCTCCCCCACTCCACCACCATCAACAAGGCGCACCCCGAGTACGGCATCACCGGCATCGCCGACTTCTTCCGCCAGGGCGCGGTGCGCATCCCGCACGGGGACAACAAGGCCCGGATGGCGGCCAACCAGTTCATCCACGAACTGATCACCTGGCCCGAAGGCAAGACCGATGACCTCGTCATGAGCGCCTGGTTCGGCTTGCGAGCAGTGCAGATGACCTACGCTGACCCTGACACGCCTGCTCCCCGGTTCAGTCGACCCTCCTGGCTCTCCGGAACCGGCCGAGGACTCCATTCGGTGTACGCGAGGGGATGAGATGAACTACCTGTCCGCGTTTGGCGTCGGGGACACGTTGCAGACGTTGCGCCCCAGCTACTCCCGCAGCGCCGAAGACATCGTCGCCATCTGGCGCTACCGGCGCGACCGCTCCATCGGTGTCACCAACCGGATGCGCCGCATCCGCGACGTCTACAACGGCGACATCGTGCTGCCCTTCGACGAGGAGACCGAACCGGCCGTCGCCAACCTTATCCTCGTCGGCATCGACCAGAAGGCCATGCGGATCGCCTCGGTCTCCCCCACCGTCTGGTTCCCGCCGGACAAGCCCGGTGTGCAGGCCAGCGAGAAGAAGGCGCTGCGCCAGCGTGACGCCGTGCTCGGCTGGTGGGGCGACAACAAGATGGACAAGATCCTGCGCGAGCGGGCTCGCTACTTCGTCGCCTACGGCTCCGCCCCCGTGGTGGTCAAGCCCGATCCGCAGCACCGGATGCCCCGCTGGGATGTCCGTAACCCGTTGGGCTGCTACCCGGCCGAAGACCTCGCAGGCGACATGTGCCCCGCCGACATGATCACCGCGTTCAACAAGACCTACGGCTGGTTCCGCCGCCACTACCCCGACGTGGCCGCCCGCTACCACCGCACCGAGGAGATCGACGACTTCTCCCAGGTCGTCCTGCTGGAGTACTCCGACGCCGAGCAGGTGTCGGTCATCTATGCCGGGGTCGACCCCACCTGGGAGCCCGGCTACCAAACGCTGCAATGGGACAACAACACCTGGGGCGGGGTGGCGGAGTTCCTGCACCAGCTCCCCAACCGGGCCGAACAGACCCTGGGCGTCATTCCGATGCGGGTCACCCTGGACCGCAACGCGGGCGAGTTCGACCAGATGATCGGCCTCTACGGCGCGCAGGCCAAGCTCGCCGCCCTGGAGATCGCTGCTGTCGAGCGCGACATCTTCCCCGACACCTACCTGGTCTCCCGCGCCAACGAGACCGCCCGGTTCATCAAGGGCCCCTTCGACGGGCGCTCCGGTGAAGTGAACGTGGTCGCCGGTGGCGAGGTGCAGAACCTCACCTCCCCCGCCGGGTACCAGACCCAGCCCATGATCGACCGGCTGGAGCGTTCCAGCCGCATCGTCGGCGGCATCCCCGCCGAGTTCGGTGGCGAGTCCACCCAGAACGTCAGGACGGGACGCCGCGGCGACGCCATCCTGTCCGCGATCATCGACCACCCCATCAAGGAGGCCCAGGAGCAGATCGCCTGCTCGCTGGAGTACGAGAACAAGCTGGCCACCAAGATCGCCAAGGCATGGTGGGGCAACACCAAGGTCTCCTACTACTACCTGGACCGGCGCAAGTCGACCTCGGGAAACTACACTCCCAACGACCTGTTCCCCAGCGGCTGCAACCACAGCGTCACCTACCCGGTCGCGGGCGCTGACCTCAACGCCCTCATCGTCGGCATGGGTCAGCGCATCGGCCTGGGCACGCTCTCCAAGCAGTCCGCCGCAGAGATGGACCCGCTGGTGCAGGACCCGGAACTGGAGAAGGACCGCATCACCGCCGAGGCGCTGGAGATGGCGATGCTGGCCTCCATCCAGAACGGTGCCGCTGACGGGTCGATCCCCCCGGAAGTCATCGCCAAGGTCGCCGAGCTGGTCAAGAGCGACAAGATGGAGGTGGCTCAGGCGCTCGCCCAGGCGATGGCCGAGGCGCAGGAGGCCCAGGCCGCTCAGCAGCAGGTCCCCACCGGGGTGGAGGCCATCGCCGCTGAGGCCGCGTCCGCTGCCACCGGTGAGCCCCAGGGAATCCCCCAGGTGGGCGAACAGTCCGCCTCCATGTCGAACCTGGCCGGGATGTACAACTCGCTGCGCAACACCAACCGCTCCCCCGACATGGGAGGTGGCTACTGATGCCCCGGGCGCGCAAGCCCCGCATCCAAGACGCCCCCTCCACCGGCTACGGCGACGAGGCCGCGCTGGTGGAGTCGATCACCCAGGTGCCGATGGGCACCCAGCCGATGGTCGGCCCGGACGAGGTCACCAACGTCTCCGCCCCCTCTGAGCGCCCCAACGAGCCCCTCACCGCTGGCCTGCCAGTGGGTCCCGGCGTGGGTCCCGAGGCCCTCGGTCCGGCGGGTGAGCCCGACCCGGTGCGCCGGATGCTCCAGTCGATGCTCGTCGTCGCCCCCAACAACGACGTGATGCGACTCATCGACATGCTCGACATCCAGGGGAGGTGACGTGAGCGAAACCACCATCACCGTCAAGACGCAGGACCCCACTCCGGCCGAGCGTCGCCGACAGGCCGAGGAGCGCCGCAAGCAACTGCTCCCCCGGATGTTCTGGGACCCGCAGTACTACGCCGATCCCCGCAACGCGAACGTGGCCCGCTCGATCATGCCGTACGGGCCGGGGCCGGAGCAGCTGACCGAGTCCCAGTTCAACCGCGCCCAGATCGCCGCCCAGGGCTCGATGATCTCCCCCCGGATGGTGGGGACCATGATCGAGGTGCTGTCTGCCTCCCCCACCATCTCGCCGGGCGTGGCCACCAGCCTGGCCCAGTTCGCCGACCGGGCCGGGTTCGACGACGACCTCCTCACAGAGATCCTCACCCTCGACGCGGAGGCCCGCGCCGCCGAAGCCGCCACCACCGGCGGGCGCAACCCCGCCAAGGGCTCGGAGGCGGAGAAGGGCGGCTTCCTCTCCCAGCTCACCAAGGGCATCTCCCGGCCGCTGTTCGCCCTCGCCTCGCTCCCGGTCGACCTGATCCAGGGTGCGATCCGCAACACGGTGGGGATGCTCCAGGACCCCGAACAGTACGGCGGTGCGTCCTGGACCGACCAGATGTTCTCGAACCCGTTCAACAACGCCCAGCCCTCCCCCCTCGAACAGTCCAGCGGCGGGCAGTACCTGGCCGGGCTCTACGGACCCGAGAATGCGGACCTGGGACAGGGCTGGTTCCCCGCCGGTGACGTGCAGGCGCGGGCGGAACTGGCCCGGCGCGAGAGCGCCCCGCTGGTCTTCAATGAGTACTGGACCCTCGGGCGTGGGGTCGGGTCGATGTTCTTCGACAACCCCGACGACCTGCGCTACCAGAACCTCTCCGGGTTCATCGACCTGGCTGCCGCCATCGCACTGGACCCCACCATCTATATCGGTGTCGGTGCCGCCGCCGGTACTGCCGCCCGCACCGCCGCCCGTACCGCCGCCGCCCGTGAAGCTGGCGTGGCGGCGGGGGAAGCGCAGACCACCCGGGAACTCATCACCCTCTCGGACCGGACGACGCAACTGTTGCAGCAGGCCCGTGGCATCAACGCCACCACTTTCCGGGCCGCCAACGACGTGGCCCGCGGCTCCAACCAGATGTATGCCGCCGCCCAGCGTGAGGCCGCACAGAGCTTCGGGTCCGGGCCACTGGACGACCTGAGCGCCCGCATCGACGAGATGGACGAGCAGATCGCGGCCACCCAGGCTGAGCTGGGTGCCACCCGCGAGGCGCGCAAGGCCGAACCGCAGAAGGCCCGCGAGGAGCGCAAGGCCGGGCAGCAGGAGATCGAACAGAGGGCCACCAAGCTGGACTCGGACATGGCGATTGCACTCGACGACCTCACCATGCAGCTCGGCGACGACGGCCTGGACGCGTTGCAGGCCAAGGTGCTCGCCGACTCCCCCGAACTCCCCGGCCCGTTCACTGACGCCGTGTTCGTCCCAGGCAAGCGCACCGATCCCAACCCGACCGCTCTGCCCGGCTCCGTGGACGGCACCGACGCCATCCTCATGTGGAACTCGGAGAAGTCCCCGGTGCTGCGCTCCGTTGACGACGAAATGGAGCTGGGCGACGAGATCGTGACGCAGATCAAGCGAGTCGCCTCTCGCTCCAACCAGCGCAAGTCCGTGGTCAAGCAGATGACCGACCTGCTCACCACCCCTGGCGTCACCTTCGGGGACGCGCTGGCCTTCGCTGCCGACAACAACCTGGGCAGGATCATCCAGGCGGTGCTGCGCCAGGCCGACATCGACGGCATCACCGACATCTTCCGCATCACCGGAGGTGAGGGCGGGGTCTGGTGGACCTCCAGGAACGTGGCCGCCGGGAGGTGGAGCGACGAGGCCGGGCTGACCACCGCGCCGTCCGGTCGTGTTAGTGCCGAGACCTACCGTGTGTACGACGAGTCCCTGGCCGGGCAGCGTGAGCGCCTCACCCAGTTGCGGGCGCGTAAGAAGGAGCTGAGCGACGAGCAGGCCTCCCTGACCCGCCGTGTCGACGGTGAGCGCAAGCTGGTCGAGGCGTTGAGCGACTCCTACGTGTCGGCGACGGACCTGCGCACCTCGCTCGCCGACTCCGGTGTCGCCATCCGCAACTCCATCGAGTACTCGATGGGTGTGCGGCGTGAGCTGGGCGGTGTTCCCCGCATCTCCGACGACCTGCTCAAGCAGTGGCTCCTGGGACCCACCCGCGACTTCGACGCCGCTGTCGCAGCCAAGTACTCCATCGCCCCCCACCTGGAGGGAGCCCAGACCCTCAACCGGGGAGTCGTGGCGGGGATGACGATGGGCGCGTCGGAAGTGATCCGAGGTGTCGGCAAGGTCGTCCAGCCGTTCGCCACCCGTGCCCGCGAACAGGTGTTCGAGGCAATGGTGAAGTGGGACCTCACCCCCGGGAACCTGGGCCGGTTGCAGCGCCTCACCTCCGGGCGGTTCGACCCGCAGATCCTCAAGGCGATCCTGGCGGCGAAGACCGAGGACGAGGTGCTGGCCGTCATCGGCCCGTCCGTGGGGGTGGGCGTTACTCGGCCCATCACCCCCGGGGCCATCAACTCCCTCCCGGTTCGGATGAACGCCCTCACCACCGGGCGCACCAACACCCGGCTGTTCGCCCGGGCCACCGACTGGATGGCCGACCACTACGAGCGCCTATCCTCCGTCGTCCCCCGCTTCGGTGCGGCCATCAACCTGGCCGATGCCCAGGGTGGGGCGAACGTGCTGCGCAACTATCTGACCAACATCCGGGCCATCGACACCGAGACCGCCGACCAGATCGTGGGTCAGTTCCTCGACGCCTCCACCGAGGTGGGTCGTGGCCGGTCCCTGGTCACCGGCATGAAGACGGTCCAGGCCAGGCTGGTCGAACGCAACGACGCCATCCGGGGCATCTCCGACGCCGACAAGGAGCTGCTCACCGACCGGCTCAACTCGGTCACCGGGGTGCACGAGGGTGCGCGGGCGAAGGTGCAGAACTGGTGGCTCAAGAAGTACGCAGGCGACTCTTCGATGGGGTTCATGACCCTCGACGGTGAGGTCATCCCGTTCGTCGGCCCCCAGCTGGAAGCGGAGCTGGTGCGCGGTGGGGTCGTCCTGCCCGACTCCCAGGAGATCGCCCGGGCCATTGGGCGCTGGGGTCTCACCCTCACCAAGCACCCCGGGCTGCGCCGGACCATCGAAGTGCTCGACGCCGGGATGGACCTGTGGCGCTCGGTCATCCTGATCCGCTTTGCCTACACGCTTCGCAACATCGCCGAGATGCAGTTCCGGATGTTCATGACCGGGCACTCCAGCGTCTTCAACCATCCGATGGGTGCCATCGGCATGGCCAGTGCCATGAACAAGCGCAACCGGACCTCCCGGGGTCTGCTGGCCCGCTTCGCCGCCCACGACAAGACCGCCACTGGGAAGGTGCTACACGAGATCGGTGCCGAAGACCTCGACGTCGCCGACGACCTGGTGCCCGAGTACGTGGAACTGATGACCCGCTCCTCGTCCCGGCACGACATGCGCTCGGTGCGCGCCGCCGAACAGTCCCACGACCTCATCCCGGTCGGGGTGGGCCAGCCCGGCTTCGCCAAGGGCTGGTCGGAGAAGCTGATCGACCTGCGCTCGTCTCGGATCGCTCGCCTCGTCGCCGGGTACAACCCGCCCGCCATTGAGCCGCTACTGGCCAACGGGGTGTCGCGGGAGAACGCGATCGTCGACTGGCTGCTGCACTCCGACGACGCGAAGTGGATCAGGGCGGACTATCAGGAGACCCAGTCCCCGCTGGCTCAGATCTGGTCCGACCCGGTCGCGCTTCGCAACTTCCTCTTCACCGGTAAGGGCTCCATCCGCGAGCGCGTCCAGGAGTACACGATGGGCCGCGAAGAGCTGGTGGACTTCATCGTCAACGGCAGCCTCGTGCGCGATGGTGAAGAGGTCTTCACCATGTCCACTGCTGGACTGGTCCCCGACCTCAAGGCGAAGGCCCAGGCCGACCGGGCGGTGCGCCTGGAGCAGGCCATCCGCCCCTACCTGTCCGACCTGCCCAGCGACACCGAGATGGCCATGCGGGTGACGGTGCCCAAGAACGGGTTCGCCACCGTGGCCAGTGAGTTCAACCGGGCCATCGACTGGTTCTTCAACTGGAACGGGCGCAAGGAGAACGCCTGGGCGGTCGGGCCGGAGTTCGCCTACGCCTACAACGACGCCGCCGTCGACATGATGCCGATGCTGAACCTGCAAGACCGCAAGGCGATCTACGACTGGGTGCTCAAGGCGGAGAACCGCTACACCCCGCACTCGGAGACCCTCATGCGGGCGCGCTCGTACCTGCGTTCCCCCGAAGGCGACCTGAACATGTCCGACGTGGAGCGGGTCGCTGCGGCCAAGGCCAACGAGCACGTGAAGGGCCTGTTCTACGACGCCCAGCAGCGTCGCCAGCTGTTCCACCAGCTGCGCCTGGTGATGCCCTTCGCCCAGCCGTTCGCGGACACCCTGTGGCGCTGGGGGCGGCTGATGGCTGCCCGGCCCTACCTGGTGGAGCGCTTCGGCCGTCTCGGCGAATCCCTCACCGACCCAGGTTCGGGCGTGCTCTACGACGACTTCGACTGGATCGACCCGTTCACCGACCGAGAGCAGCGCGACCCCACCCAAGGGTTCATCTACACCAACCCGCAGACCGGGGAGCCGTACTTCACCTTCCCGCTCATCGGCTCCGCGCTCGGTGCCGCCCTCTCCCCCGCTGCCGGGTTCAACGTGGCCGAGTCGATGACCCTCGGTGCCCCGGTGCAGAACCTGAACCTGGCGTTCCAGGGTGACGTGGACTACCTGCCTGGGGTGGGCCCGCTGATCTCGATGCCGCTGTCGATCCTGATGCCCGACGACGCGTTCGGTGCGTTCCCCGAGTGGCTGCGCGACTACGTGTTCCCGTACGGGGAGCCCAAGCCCGAAGGTGGCATCGTCGAGTCCACCTTCCTGCCGTCCTGGGCCCGGCGGATGACCGGTGCGCTCTACAACGAGACCTTCCGGGCCTACTCCTACAAGGGCATGCTCGCGTACATGGTCTCCACCCAGGAGTACCCGGGGTTGCAGTCCTCGCCGGTGCAGCAGCAGAAGCTGATCGAGGACGTGCAACGGGGAGCGAAGATCCTCACCTTCATCCGGGCACTGGGTGCCGCCATCCTCCCAGCCGCCCCCACCCAGGAGATCTACGCCGCCGACGCTGACGGACGACTCATCGGCTCCTCCTACCTCGCTACTCATTGGCAGCATCTGATCAACGAGGCCGGAGGTGACTACGAGGCGGCCACCAAAGCGTTCATCGACTCCTATGGCATGCAGGCGCTGAGCGCCATCGTCGGGTCCAGCGAGGGTGACGCCCCCATCTCCGGGCCCGGCTGGGAGTTCTTCCGCAAGCACCCCGAGTCCGATGCGTATGGGGACGTCATCGGCTACTTCTTCCCCGGCGACATGAGCCTGGACGCCTACCAGTTCCAGCAGGAGTCCGGTGACCGGCGCGGCCTCTCTGTGGAGGAGCGCACCGACAAGCTGATCCAGTTCCTCTACAACGCCGAGAAGACCGCGCTGGACGGCCGGGCCGCTGCCGAGCTGTGGGACCTCCCCCAGCTGGAACAGGCCGAGGAGGACCTCAAGGAGCGCTACGGCGGGGTCGTCCCCCAGTTCTCCGGCACCGACTCGCGCACCCGCCTGGACCAGATCCGCCGCGCCATGGACCAGTTCCCCGCGCTGGCCAATACCCGAGGTGGGGAGGGTGCGCAGCTACTCTTTGAGGCATACGACGAGTACACGGAGACGTCGCAGGAACGCTACGGCACCGGGCTGGGTGGCCAGAAGGCCGAAGGCATGCGCGAGGAGTTCCTGCGCGAGCTGGACTCCATCGTGGCCCAGTACGGAGGCCAGAACGTTCAGGACGGTTCGGTGAACTCCATCGCCCGCCTGTTTGCGAACGTTGTCACACCGAGGGGTGAGTGATGGCCTTCTACACGCAGAACACCGTCGAAGGCGACCGGAACGCGCAGAGCGGGCAGTCCAACGGGCGCAGCGACTTCTTCAACTACCACGCCGAGTCCGACCCGTTCCACACCCTCGGCTCCTGGTTCGGCCTGTGGGACCCCGCACAGCCCGCCTCGGTCAACGAGGCCGCCGGTAAGGCCCGGCGCAACCCTCGGCGCGGTGGTCCTCCCGGGTCGAGTCAGCAGGGTCGCAGCGAACCGTTCACACCCAACCCGTACGGGGTGGGCTCCTCCAACTTCGACCAGTACAACCAGGGCGAGATGTGGGCCAAGTACGAGGGCCGACGCTACCTGGGTGGCTACTCCGACGACTATGCGTCGCGCACCACCGTGCCCATCCCCTACGGCTCGGACAACCTGTCGCTGCGCTACTACGCCAACCAGGGCAAGAGCCGACCCGTCTACGGCAAGCCCATCTACCGCCAAGGCGACGAGTCCAACTTCGCCGCCCGCCTCTCCGTGGACAAGATCCGCGACTGGCAGGCGTTCTTCCAAGCTCAAGGGTTCCGTACCGGTCCGGCCGGAGTGTGGACCAGCTTCGAGATCTCCGCCATGAGCAACTTCATGACCATGGCCAACGGCGTCCCGGGTGGCGGGATGACGGTGGACGTGCTGCGCCAGCGCGTGCAAACTGACCTCGAAACCGGTGCGCTGCGGCCCGGCGAACTGGCGGTGTCCCTCGGGGGCGACCTCAACGAACTGGGAGAGATGGTCTCCTCCGGGGGCACTGCTGGTGCCGGTGAAGGCGCGGACATGATGCCCTACACCGAGACGTCCACCCAGACTCAGATCTCTCAGATGTCGCCCGATCAGGGGCTGCTGGTGCTGCGTGACGCCTGGACCCGCTCGCTCGGGCGTGCCCCCAGCGACCAGGAGCTGTCCCGGTTCGTGAAGGGTGTGAACGCGGCCATGCGTGCCGACCCCACCGTCATCACCACAGTGGCCACCCATGACCCGATGGCCGGGACCACCGTCACCGAATCCAACACTGACGAGACCTCGGTCGACCCGCAGGGCATGGCGCTGCGTGAGTCCGAGGAGCCCAGTGAGGAGCGCAGTGAGTACCAGGCGAACCGCTACCTGGACGCGCTTGCCGGACTGGTGGGTCTGTAGATGGGGTTCACCAGCGAGCAGAAGCGCAACGCCTCCGTCATCATCAGCGTGGGGCGGTCCCTGGGGGCGTCGCAGCGTGACATCCTCATCGCCCTCATGGCGGCGTTCCAGGAGTCCGGCATCCGCAGCCTCAACTACGGCGACCGCGACTCCATCGGCATCTTCCAGCAGCGCAACGCCTGGGGCTCCCGCTCCGCCCGGCTCGACCCGTACCAGAGCGCCCGGATGTTCTTCCTCGGTGGCTCCCAGGGCCAGCAGGGGCTGCTGGACAAGCGGAACCGGAACAGGCTGAGTCTCGCTCAGGCGGCCCAGGCGGTGCAGGTGTCGGCCTTCCCCAACGCGTACGCGAAGTGGCAGGACGAGGCCGCCTCGCTGCTGGGGATGTCGCCGGGGAAGGCTGCCTCGGCGCTGGGGGGAAAGCAGGGCGGGTCTCTGGGCGCCGGTTCCTGGACCCGCCCTGTTCGCAACGGCACCCTCACCCAGGTCTACGGTCGGCCGAACTCCGGCTACTCGGCCGGACACCACACCGGTATCGACTACGGCGTCAGCATGGGAACCCCGGTCTATGCGGCCGCGGCGGGCCGGGTCGTGCGGGTCACCAGTGGTGGCTCGTACGGGCAGCGGATCGAGATCGAGCACAACGGCAAGGTGTGGACCCTCTACGCTCACCTCTCCGCCTCGTCGGTGCGGGTCGGTGACACGGTCTCTGCCGGGCAGATCATCGGCAAGTCCGGCAACTCCGGCAACTCCACCGGGCCGCACCTGCACTTCGAGGTCCGCCAGGGCCAGAACCGCTACGGCAACACCGTGAACCCGATGAAGTTCCTGGACGGCTCCACCACTCCCAGCGCCTACGTCGACCAGCCGATGCTGGGAGAGGACTCCACCACCACGGTGCCGCTGAACACGCTGGACCTGTTGCAGTCCACCCCACTGGACCAGGTGGGGATGCAGATGTCCAAGCCCTACGTGTACCTGAACCCGATCGACATGATGGCCGCCCCCAACATCCCCGTCCCCTCGGGTCCGCTCAACCAGCTGGCCTCCGGCCCGGCTCCCGTCTCGGAGCAGCCGCAGACCAGTGCTGGGGAACAGAACCCGCTGAGCGCTGCCCCACTGGAACCGGAGATGGTGTGACATGGCCGAGTTCGGTTTCTCCGAAGCGTTCCTGGCTACCCGGCCCGACATCAAGTCGATCGTCGACCAGGCCACCGAGGGCGCCTGGACGATGGACAAGTTCCTCGACGCGGTCCGGGGCACCAAGTGGTGGAAGGGTCTGTCTGACGCCCAGAAGGCGTACGACGTCGAGCGGGCCGAGAACCCCGGGGAGATCAGGCGCAAGCTCACCGCGATGCAGCTCACCATCCGCAGCATGGCCACTCGGATGGGCTTCAACACGTCCAGTGCGGTCGGTGCTGCCAAGTCGCTCGCAGAACAAGCTGTGCGCAACGGCTGGTCGGAGGAGGAGATCCGGCTCTACGTGGGGGCTCGCTACTCCCACGGCGGCACCGCTGGCATGGCCGGTCAGACCCAGCAGCAGCTCATCGAGATGGCCGCCAACTACGGCATCTCCTGGGGTAAGCCGGGGCGAGGATCGTCCACCCTGAACGGCGTTGTCCGGGCCGTCCTGCAAGGGGTGCGCACCGTGGAGGACTACGAGACGTTCATCCGCGACCAGGCGAAGCGGCACTACTCGGCGGTCGCCTCCGACATCGACCGGGGTTACACCCTGCGCGACATCCTCGACCCCTACATCCAGGCCGCTGCCGACGAGCTGGGGGTGAACCCGAACACGGTGGACCTCACCAAGGGCGGGCTGTGGACGGCTCCGGTCCAGTATGTGCCGAAGGGCGAGAAGGCACCCCGGGCGATGACGCAGGACGAGTGGCTGGCCCGCATCCGAACCGACACCCGCTACGGGTGGGACAAGACCAACAACGCGCAGCGTCAGGCCTCGATCCTGTCCACTGAACTGTCCAAGGCGATGGGAGCTATGGGCTGATGGCCACTTCCGCACAGGCGATCATCAACGCCACGTTGCAGCGCTACGGGTTGTCGTCCCTGGGCACCTGGGCCTGGAACCGTTACCGGGGTGGGGACTCGATCGAAGAGATCATGTTGGAGATGCGCAACACCCGCGAGTACCGGGAGCGCTTCCCCGCCATGGCCGAGCTTTCCAAGAAGGGCCTCGCGTTCAGCGAGGAGGCGTACATCCAGTTCGAGCAGGGCGTGCGCAACCTCTCCAGCCAGTTCGGCCTGCCCATGAACATGTACGGGGCGCGCTCCTACGTGGCCGACCTCTTGGTCAACGACATCGCCCTCACCGAGGTGCAGTCGCGGATGCAGTTGGCCGCCGCCGCTTCCACCACCGCGCCACTGGAGGTCCGCCGGGCCATGCAGCGCCTGTACGGGACTTCCCCCGGGCAGTGGGCGTCCATCTGGATGGAGACTGACCGGACGCTGCCGGAGCTGGAGAAGCAGTTCGCTGCTGCCAACCTGGCCGGTGAGGTCACCATCGCCAACCTGGGCGACATCTCCCGCACCATGGCCGAGCGCCTGGTGGAAGGTGGCATCTCCCGCGAGCAGGCCCGCCAGGGACTCTCCCGTGCCTCGAAGGACCTGGGTCGCCGCCTGCCGGGCGAGTCCGCCAGCATCAACAACGACCAGCTCGTCGGCGGGGCGCTGGGCCTCGGCGGTGAGGCCACCAGGCGCTTCGAGCAGCGGGTCCGCCAGCGGGTCGCCTCGTTCGCTGGTGGCGGCGGGTCCTACGTGTCCGACCGTGGCACTGGGCTGGGCTCGACGAGTCGATAGTTCCTACCGTAGGAACTCTGTGTACCATGCGAATTAGATATCGGCCGCCAAGGGCGTGAGCTGGTGTTCAGGTCCGCCGGGAGACCCCCGTCTCGGTGCGCAACCTCAAGGGGCGACGAAGATGGCTTTCCCGTACGACGACGATCCCGAAGGTCAGGAAGACCCGGATCGCGCTGACACCAAGGTCACGGTCTCGCGTAAGACTCTCCGCTCGCTGGAGAAGAAGGCGCAGGACTTCGAGGCCCGAGCTACGAAGGCAGAGCGCAAGCTTGCTTTCGCCGAGGCTGGGATCCCGCTGTCGGACACGAAGACCAAGTACTTCGTGAACGGCTACGACGGGGACCTCAAGCCCGACGACATCAAGAAGGCGGCCCTCGAAGCCGGGTTCCTGACCGAGGAGAAGCCCGTCGAGGACGAGAAGCAGGGCGAGACGCCCCCCGAACAGCAGCTCACTCCGGAGCAGGCGCAGCAAGCGCAGCAGCTCCAGATGGAACAGCAGGGGTTCGGGCCGATCGCCCAGGCCACCCAACAGCAGGACACCTCCGGTCGCAACATGCGCGCCGAGATGGAGAAGGTCTTGCGTGAGGGCGGCGATGCTGACTCCCTGGCGGCTTGGATGCGCGGCCAGCCGGGCATGTTCGTGGCCGAAGACCAGTAAGGCGCGGGGTTCGGAGTCGTCATGACAGACAACTCCAGAGCGGACCTACCCGATCCGTTCGTCGACGATCCCGATCTTCGGCGACTCATCGACCGGCGTAACCCCGAGGGCCACTGGCTGTGGCTGGGCGACATCGACCGGGACGGCTACGGCGTGGTGTACCGGGACAGCTACAACTGGCGGGCGCACCGCTGGGTGTGGGCTCTCGTCCACGGACTCACCGAGCTGCCGCTGGACCACCTGTGCCGCACCCGCAACTGTGTGAACCCCGAGCACTTGGAACCCGTCACCACCGCGGTGAACAACCAGCGCATCCCCACCTGGGGCGGCAACGCTGAAAAGTGCTCGAAGGGCCACCCCTTCACCGAAGAGAACACACTCTCGCGTGCTGGGGGCAAGCGCCGTTGTCGTATCTGCCACCGAGAGCAGGAGCGCGACAGACGGAAGCGGAGGTCCGCCAACACCTAGAAAGTTGGTGAGACCCCATGGCCGGAGAAACCGGTACCGTTGAATCTGGTCTCGACACCACGGCGTACAACCTCGCGGTCTACTACGCTCTGCGCCCGCTCGTCGTCTTCGACGCGGTCGCCACGGTGAAGGCCACCAAGCAGTCCCACCGAGGTGCCTCGGTCATCTTCACGAAGATGAACGACCTCAACATCTCGACCACCCCCCTGGACGAGTACACCGACGTCGCCGCTACGGCGCTGACGGACACCCCGCTCACGGTCACCATGACCGAGTACGGCCGGGCGACCATCAGCACCGCGAAGCTGCGCGCCACCTCGTTCATCGAGTTCGACCCCACCGCTGCGAACCGGCTCGGCTACAACGCCGGTCGCACCATCGACCTGATTGCCCAGACGGCGCTCACGGCCGAGGCGTCGAGCGAGTTCGTGACCGCCGTTCCTGGCACCACGAAGATCACCACGAACGACATTCAGGACATCAAGGCGCAGCTGGAGAACGCTGTCGTCCGGCCGTTCGAGGACGGCTTCTACCGGGCGTACATCACCCCGTACATGGCTCGGGATCTTCGCCGGGAGACCGCCGCTGCGGACCTGAACAACTGGCGCGCCCCGCACACCTACCAGGACACCACGCAGATCTACCGTGGTGAGATCGGTGAGTTCGAGGGCTTCCGGTTCATCGTCAGCCAGGTCATCTCCGCTGGTACCGAGGCGAACACGCACCGTGCGGTGTTCTGCGGCCAGGAGGCGCTGGCGAAGGCGATGTCGTCGGCTCCCGGCTTCGGTGCGTACCCCACGGTGCGACCCGGCCCGGTGACGGACAAGCTGTGGCGGTTCCGGCCCATGGGCTGGTACTGGCTCGGCGGGTACAAGGTGTTCCGCCCCGAGGCGGTCATCTGGGCCGACTTCAACGACGTCGCCTGATCCATGCCGAACTTCGGGTCTGGCTTCGTGCCGTCCGACAAGACCACTGCGGATCTTGTTCGGGCGGTGCGAAGCCACGCCCAGGGCGGGGCTCGGCACGGCGTCAACGCGCTGGCCCAGCCGTTCGACAACTCCGGCGACGAGATCGTCCTGCAATACGCCATCTCGGGTCTGCAACCAGGCATGTCGCTGGAGATCGACTGGATCGAGTACTCCCTGGTTGAAGCTTCCCCCGCGACCAAGACGCTCACCGTCATGCTGATGGAGGACGACGCCCCGGCGAAGGTGCACCTGCAAGACGCCCGGGTCGTGCTCAAGCCCCGCTACACCACCCGGCGCATCATCGAGGAGCTGAACAACGAGCTGGACCAGCTCTCCGGTGAGGGGCTGTACCGGGTGGAGAGCGTCGAAGGCGAAGAGGACGGGTCGCTGGTGCTGCCGGACGGGGCGTTGATGCTGCTCGACGCCTGGAGCAACGACACCTTCCAGCGCAAGCTCCCGGCCGCCTTCTACCAGATCACCGAGTCCTTGACTGGTCCGGTGCTCATCGGTCCCAACACGCTCTCCCGCGCCACCGTGGGCTGCGCCTTCAACTACCTCCCGCTGTGGGAGGACGTGGCCGTGGCGACCACGACCGGGATGATCCCCACGGCGCTGGACGTCCCCCCGCTGGGAGTGGCCATCCGGCTACTGATGGGGACCGAGTCCCAGCGCAACATCATCGACCACCAGGGTGAGACGAGGCGGGCGGGGGAGGTGCCGACCGGGGGCCCGACCACTTCGATGCGAAACTTCGCCGCGATGCGCCAGACCAGACTGGTCGCCGAGATGGCCAGGCTGGCTCAGCGCTACGGCTACCAGCAGCACGTGGGGGCCTACTGATGGACCTGACCCCGTTCTTCGGTCAGCCCCCGCACGCGTACTTCACCGGCCTGCTGGGTTCCAGCGACGCCATCTCCTCCGGTGTGGTCCAGCTGGGCGACCACTGGTACATCTTGGATCTTGAATCCGAACGGTTCCGGTTCGTCTCCATCCCGGCGCTTCGCCCCCAGCAGGACACCTCCGACCGGCCGGGCGAGCAAACCCTCACTGCCGAGGGTCTGTGGCGGCGGGTCCCCTCCACCTGGATCGGGGGGGCCGGACAGAAGTGGTTCGACCGCAATGACGGCGACGCGACCCGATTCCACCGCTCGCGTGGAATCGACCCGTGGGAGCCCTGGGAGCTGTCCCTGCTGCCCGACACCGAGTTCATCGACGATGAGCCCGCAGGGTGGCGCTCGATGGCTGTAGGGGTCGTTGCCGGTTCTACCCGGCTCGCCATCGCGGGCGGGAACGGCAGGTTGAAGCTGATCACCTCCGGCGGCACCCAGACCGAGGTCACCGGGCTGGTGGGAAACGTGTGGGTGACCTCCACCGGCGGGGTCATCTACGCCAGCGACAACGTGGGCATCTATACGGTCTCCTCGGCCACCGGAGTCACCTCCTACTCCACCACGGTCACCGCCCCAGACATCATCTTCTTCGGCAAGAACCGGCTGCTCGCGCTCAAGTCCGATGACATCCACGACGTGGCCGCTGGGGGCGCTACCTCTGACGTCATCTCTCTCGACTACATGTCGGGGTGGCGCTGGACCGGGGCGACCGCCGGTCGGGAGGCGTACTTCCTCTGCGGGTACGCGGGCGACAAGGGGCGCGTCTTCGCTCTCAAGGTGCTGGAGGACGGCACCGGGCTGGGGTTCCCCACGATCGCGCTGGAGCTGCCCGATGGGGAGATCCCGCTGTGCGTAGCGGCCTACTCGAACCTGCTGTTCATCGGCACCAACCTGGGCATCCGGATGTGCCAGCAGGAGGGCGTGTCCCTGCAACACGGTGACCTGGTCGGCCAAGACCCCGACATCGACACTGGCCCCTCGGTGCGCTGCCTGGAGGCCCAGAACCACTTCGTCTGGTACGGGTGGGACGACACCTTCGGTGACGCCGCCGGGCTGGGCAGGCTGGACCTGCGCACCACGGTGGCTCCGCTGGCTCCCGCGTTCGCCAGCGACCTGATGGCCCACGAGGCGGGTGACACGACCAGCGTCATCACCTTCGCTTCCCGGCGCTGGTTCACCACCGGGACCGGCCTGTACCGGCAGACCGACGAGCACGTCGAGACCGGTTTCCTGGAGACCGGTCGCATCACCTTCAACGTGATGGACGAGAAGACCCCGGTGTTCGCCGACACCCGGCACTCGGTGCTGCTGCCCGGGGAGAGCGTCGGGATCGAGGTCTCCTCCGACACTGCTGGCTACTCGCTGGTGGGGGTGTCCGACGCGGTCGGTACCACCCAGCCGCTGGTGAAGTTCGCCCTCAGCGGCAACCGGGCCGTCTACAACGAGATCCGGGTCACCCTCAACGGAACGGGCGAGGCCAGTCCTATCCTCACCGGTGTCCGACTCGCCGCGCAGGTGGCCCCGGACCGCTCCTTCAACGTCTACCTGCCTCTGCTGCTGGCCGACACGGTCACCTACGGGCAGCAGGACTACGAGATGGACGTCACCAGCGAGTTGGACTACCTGCTCGGTCTGGTGGCCTCCCAGCGGGCGATCCGGTTCCGGATGGGATCCACCAACGCACTGGTGTTCGCTGAGGACTACGAATGGATCCCCCACCACGGAACGGTCGACGACCTGCGAATGAATGGCACCCTGGTGTTGAAGCTCAAGTCTGCTGAGATGGAGAGGTAACGATGGCCAGGTACGAACACACCGGTGGTGCCGCCGTTACCACGCTGGTGGCCCCCATCACCGACGATGCGATGACCTTCACCGTCGCCGACGCCACCGGCTACCCGACCGGAGTGGTCGGCCCATTCTGGGTGGTCCTGGGCGCGACCACCGCCAACGAGGAGAAAGTCCTCTGCGCTTCCCGCGCCGGGAACGTATTCACCGTCAACTCTGGTGGTCGCGGAGGTGACGGGACCACGGCGGTGCCGCACAACGCGGCCGAACAGGTCCGGCACATCTTCACCGCCACCGAGGCCGACGACGCCAACGAGCACATCGAGAGCGCCGTGGCGCACGGCAGGTCCTCCGCTCTGGTCGGCATCAACGACGTGCAGACGCTGACGGGCAAGACCATCAGCGGGGCCACCAACACCATCAGCGGGCTGGCCCAGTCCTCCACCAACGGCCTGGTCGACCGGCTGACGGTGCCGTTCTGGCGTGGTTACAAGGCCAGCCCGAACACCATCAACCCCGGCATCTTCGGGTCCCCCGGCACGCTCACCACGCTGACCTCCAGCGGCATCACCACCCCATCGGGGGCTCACTCCACGGCGAAGCGTGTTCCCAAGGACGGGCTGTACCTGGTGGAGTACCGGCTGCGCTACGGAACGGGCTCCGGTGCCGTCGAGGTTGGGGACTTCCGGCTGCGACTGGGGCTGAACCCGATCGGCGACGGTGTCGATCCGCTGGAGTCGGGCACTGTCGTGGCCGAGTCGCAGAACCGCCACGCGTACCAGCCGGGTAGACGGACCCACGTGCGCACATCGCTGTCCATCACGATCTCCAACGGGGTCACCTCGGAGATCTACGACGCGCTGAACCTGGGAGCCACGCTGCCGCAGGTGCCCTACTACGTCGGGGTGAACCTGCACTCCGGTGACGGTGTCGCTTCGGGATGGAACATCCGCACCGACGAGTACACGACCACCACGTTCCGGCTGATCTTGGACCGCCACGTTGCCACCGTGGGCTCGCTGGTGTGCCCGATTCGGATCTTCGCCATCTACGACGACGACGACAACACCGGCCACTCGGTGGAGCTGACCCAGGTTCTCGACCTGAACGAGAATGACATCCTGGTGTTCCGGGTGTGGAACAACGGAGCCACGGTGCCGGTGGAGATCCACGAAGGCCAGGAGTACTCGCAGGCCAGCATCACCTGGATCGGCCCGTCCAGCTAAGGAGGAGCAATGCCGAAGAAGATCCCCGCGAAGAACACCATCAAGAAGATCGACTGGTCCGGTACCGGGCGCGGCCCGATGCGGGTCCCCACCCGCGTCACCGCCCAGCCCGGCCGGGCTCTGGTGAAGAAGCCCCTCACGGGTGGCCCGGCGGTCACGTCGTACAAGCCCAAGTCCACCAAGGGGAGGAAGAAGAAGTGACCAGCGACCCGTACGAGACTGTCCCCCCGCCGGAGCCGACCGATGGGCCTTCCGAAGAGGTCGACTGGACGGAGCTGGAAGAGGAGGGGCACGTCGAGTTGCCGGGTGATGTCGATGACGACACTGAGTAAGGCCAACACCACGGCCCAGTACTACGCCAGGCGCTATCCGGGGGTCATCATGCCCCGGCTGGACAAGTTCCTCATCCACACCACGGAGACCGAGGGCTGGCCCGGCTACGGCGGTGGAGCGTCCGCGCCCAACGCCACCTACCACCCCCGGTTACGGCAGATCCGCCAGCACTTCCCCAACGAGATGTCGGCTCGCGCCCTACGCAACCCGACGTCGACGGCGGTGAGTGAGAACCGGGACAACGTGTTCCAGCTGGAGATGGTCTGCTACTCCGACTACAAGCTGGCCAAGAGCGTCGGCGGACTGTGGGTGGGCGACCTGACCGACGCTCACTTCACCGACCTCGCGCAGATGATCATCGAGCTGGGTCGGCACGGCCTGCCCCGAACCTCGTCGGTGAAGTGGCGGGAAGGTCAGAAGACGTACGTCTCCGGCGTGCGCCTGTCCGGCCCCGCCTACGACGCCTACAAGGGCATCCTGGGGCACGTGCACGCCTCGGGGAACACCCACTGGGACCCGGGTGGGTTCCGCTGGTCCAGGCTTGCCAGCAAGCTCACAGCTCCGCCGAAGCCGCCCACCCCGCAACCCCGGAAGGAGGTACCGCTGATGTATGTGACCAAGTTCGGCAGCACCCAGTACCGGCTCATCACCGGCGACCGGATCGTGTCGATCAGCAAGGACGCCTACGACACGTTCGTGCGAGCCGGTCTGCCGCACGAGGCGCTGGACAACAAGGACATCGAGTCGTTGCAGGCCCAGCTCAAGTACGAAGGTTCCTGAGAGGTACCCGGTGGAGCCCTGGCAGTTCATTGCGACAGTGGGCGCTTTCCTCACCGCATGTGGCGCCCTGGTCACCGGGTTCATCCGGATGATCTACCAGGGCAAGTGGGTACCGGGACGAGAGATGGAGTACTGGCGCGAGGCGTTCTTCGAGGAGCAGCGTCAGAAGCGTGCTCTGATGGAGGCGGGCCGGGTGACCCAGGAGGTCCTCCGGTCCCTGCCCCAGGTGCTGGAGGGAGATGAAGCATGATCTTCCTCCGTCGTTGGCGCCAGAAGCAGCTCGACGACGCCCGTCGCGCCAAGGAGCAGTCGCTGGCCGAGGGCCGGGAAGTGGAGATGCTGGCCCGGTCGTTGAAGAAGGAGGGGGCGAAGAACCACTTCGCCCTCCGTACGCGCCGGGCTATGCGGGGGGACATTTGATGGACTACACCACCATCCTGATCTATGGAACCGCGCTGATCGCGTTGTCGCTCCCCGTGCTGTACCAGTGGTCTTCGCAGGGTCATTGGTGGCACGACCAGCTCGGTGTTCACCTGATGGCGTTCATGAGTGTGCAGGCGGTGGTGTTCACCGCCTGGGCGCTGGCACGGTTTCTCGGGAACGCCTTGGGGCGTGTCCCGGAATGGTTCAGCGACTGGGTCATTCTGGGGACGTTCACCGCGATGCCGATCGTGCTGGCGTGGCGCGCCGCCGAACTGGTCCGCGCTGGTAGGGACGTTCGTCGCTACTCTTTCGACCAGGAGGCATGACATGGCAGACACATTCGCGCTCAGCCAGCCGCCGACGTATGCCAAGGCGGTCTACGCGGTGATCGTCACGCCGCTGGCCCAGCTCGCCACCCTGCTCGTGGGCGACGTCGGCTTCGGTGAGATCACCGTGGGGCAGTGGGTCGCCATCACTCTCGCCACCGTCCTCGCCGGTGGTGGCGTCTTCGGGCTGGAGAACCAGCCGGTGAGGAATGACACGTGACCATCCAGATCGCCGCCGCCACCCGTAACGCCGCCGCTGACGCAGTGGTGGACCGGACGGACGTGGGCACCACGAACGCGCAGGGTCGCCTGCGCCTCTACTCCGGCTCGAAGCCTGCGTCTGCGAACACGGGCGCCACTGGCACCCTGCTGGCGGAGGTGAACCTGGCGAACCCGGCGTTCGGTGCCGCCTCGTCCGGTGTCGCTACCCTTCTGGGTGTTCCGCTGGCCACGGTGGGCCTGCCCGCCGCTGGCGCCGGGACCGCCGCCGGGTACTTCCGCATCGTCGACCGGGACGGCAACGCGGTCCTACAGGGCAACGTGGCCACCAGCGCCTCGGACCTCGTCGTCAACACCACCACCATCAGCGAGAACGTCTCCTTCGAGATCCTCTCCGGCACTGTCACCATGCCCTCTGGGGAGTAATCCCCGTGGGCAGCGCCGTCTCGAACGGGACCACGAGCGTCGGCACCAAGACGCACGAGGCGGGGATGAACCTGGCCACCTGGACGTGGGCGGGCTGGGTGAAGCGAACCGGTGCCGGTGAGTCTGACTTCCGGCTGTTCAACAAGGCGGTCGGGACCGCGATCGGCAGCCCGAACATCACCGGTCAGTCCGCCGCGCTCACTCGGCTGCGCGGCCGACACTCGGCCGGTGGGGGTGGCGGCTTCGACCTGAGCATCACCAACGACGGCGCGTTGCCCGCGAACACGTGGGTGTGCCTGTTTGTGGTCGCTGGACTGGGCGGGACGCCGAGCATCCGGATCTTCTTCTACGACGGGATCGACTCGGTCGATGAGTTCACCTACTCGTCGACCGGAAACAGTGGGGCGGCACTGTCGTTCAACACGGCGGACCTGACGATCTTCAACACCACTGACGGATCCTCCTGCTATGCGGGCAAGGCCGCTTACTGGATCATCAGCCCGGACGTCTGGGACAACGCCACCATGCTGGGGTTCGCCACCGGCACCCTCCCGTCTGGGCTGATGGACCACTACTGGCCGTTGCAGAGCGACGGTGTTGACGTAGGGGAGGTCGGCGGGTTCGACTTCACCCTGTCCAACGTCACTTTTGACGGTGCTGACTCGCCCCCGGTCACCTACGGCGGCGAGACCCCGGTCGAGGGTGACCTGGGTGGGGTCCTGCCGTCTCTGACGGCCGCGCTCTCGGGCGAACGGCCCAGCACCGAGGGAATCCTGACCGGGATGCTTCAGCCCCTCTCAGCGGCGCTCACAGCCTCGCTGGAGGCGACCGGAGCCCTGGTAGCGGTGCTCCCCGCCATCGTCGGTGCCAGTAGTGGCGAAGTGACGGTGACGGGGAGTCTCCCAGGTGCCCTTCCGCTTCTCACGGTAGCGCTGGTCGGTGAGTCAACCGAGCCCATGGTTGAAGGGGACCTACAAGCCCTACTGCCAGCCTTACTCGCTGAGTTTGCCGCTCAGGTCCCGCTCATCGGTGAACTGTCGCTCACCCTCCCTGCCCTTACGGTTGAGCTGACCGGCTCGCAGTTCGTGGAGCTGACCAGGGTGGACGTGCGACCGCACGTGAAGGACGCCAACATCGCCTTTGTGGTGAAGTGGCCTCCCCCGTCCGGACGCAGGAGGTTCTGATGGCGATTGTTTCGGTCAACCAGCGTTACAGCGCCGTGGATTCCACCCCCGGGATCAGCGTCAGCTTGGCGCTGTCCAGCCCTACCGCCATCGCCAAGTACAACACCCTCGTTTTGAAGATGGCGATGGACAACGCGCACTCCACCGGAGCGGCACACCACGTGGAGGTCGTTGACCCGGCCGGGAACACCTGGACCGTTTCGACCACGGTGAGGGACCCCGGCGCGACCAACGCGGGGGTCTTCACCGCTCTTGCCTATGCGCTGGTCGTCAACACCTACCTCGTCGGAGCCACCCTGACGGTGAACTTCTTCGAGACCAGTGGGGGCGCGGCGCTGTCGGTGCCGATCGTCTGTGCGCAGATCCAGGAGTACTCCGGGGTTCAGCGGATCAACCCGATCGGTGGCACCTCGTCACCGACCGGGGTTGGCACCACCCCCTCGGCGGCGCTGTCGGTCGACACGGTCGGTGAGCTGCTGGTGGGGGTGATCGGCATCGAGGGACCCACTGCCGACGCGTTCACCAACGACAACGACAACGACGGGGGTACCTCCTGGTCCGGGTTCGCCCGGATCGGGACGAACACCGCAACGGCCACCGACAACATCACGCTGGCCAACCAGCACAAGATCTGCACCGCCACTTCGGCCCTAGTCACCTGGGACCCCATCCTGGGGGTATCGCGGGACTGGGCGATGAAGATGCAGGCGTTCCTGCCCCAAGGTGACACCGAGGGTTCCTTCACTGCGCCGCTTCCGGCGATCACCAGCTCCGACACGGCTCAGGTCGTGGTCGAGTCCGCCTACGCTCTGCAACTGCCCGGGCCCATCACTGGGGCCTTCACTGGAGCGGCCGCGTTCATCACCGGCGACCTGGCCTGCGTTCTGCCCGCCCTACAGGTGGCGCTGACCGGCCAGCAGCCCGGGGCCATCGGCGCGGCCTTCACGGCGCAGCTTCCGGCGCTGGAAGCCTTCCTCATCGGCCAGCGGCCGGGGGCGTCCTTCCTGGAGGTGACGCTCCCGGGGATCGAGGCGTTGATCGAGATGGAGCGACAGGGGACGGACGGGACGGTTGACGTGCGCCACCGCCGCCCCGTCCTGAACTCTCACCTGTTCCCGGTGCGCTGGCCCTACCGCTAGCGCTTGACGACTTGCAGCCCGTCCTCCACCCGCTGGTCGTTGGTGTGGGGGACGCACAGGTAGAGGATGAGTCCGTCGTGGGTCTTGCGCTGGAACCGTGCGAGGCGGGCCGCTGGCGCGGACGGGTTGTCCACCATGTTGCGCATGCAGAAGTCGCA